CAGCGCGCCGGTCACCGGGTCATGCCGCGCCATTTCGGCGAGCGCGCGCTCGGCCTGGCGCCAGCGGCCCCACGCCTGGCAATAGGCCGCCAGCGCGGCGCGATCGACGCCGGTTAGGAGGCCGAGCTCGTGCAGCCGGCGCGCGACGCGCCGCCACTCGGCTTTGGCGTCGGCGTAGAGCTCGGTCGGCGGCTGCGGCGGCGCCGCGGTTGCCGGCTGCGGCTCGGCGCGGTTGAGCCGCCGCTTGCCGGGGTTGCCGGTGACCAATTTCAGATAAGTCGGCCGCGGCTTGCGACCACGCATCGCAGATTATTCCGTCGACTGTGCGCGCACGAGGAGCGTGTGTGCACCCGTCAACTGTGAGGGAAAGGAAGCCACCCCGATGAACACTTTCACCAATCAGTCCAACGCCCGCCGCGCCGCCAAAAAGATGCTCGCCGCTGGCACTGCGCCGGGCGTCGAGTTCGGAATTTACGACACCGCCGACGGCCGCTTCGCGATCGCCTGGGCTGAGCCGCCCGCACCGCCGTCGACCGTGGCGGTGATCGCCTGGGCTGAGCCGCCCGCACCGCCGTCGACCGCTGCGGTCGAGCGCGAAATCGCCACCGCCACCGCCGAGAACCGCGCACCGGCGCCGGAGGCCTCCGATGCGGATCCCGAGCTCGCCGAGGTCGAGACCGAGCGGCTGATCGCCGAGCTGGCGCGGCGCGGCTATCGCAGCACGCCGGCGCGGGTGCGCCGCAGCAGCGACGGCCCGAGGCAGCCGCGGCGCAGCAAGGCGGCCGAGCTCGACGAGGCGGCGGGGCGCGGCGTCATGCCGGAAAAGCCGATCGTCACCTCGGCGACCAACCAGCGCTACCAGCACCGGTTCGATAAGCTGGCCGCGCTCGCCGCCGACGGCGACTGGAACGCGATCGCCGCCTACGAGGTCAAGGGCAAGAATACCTACGCCAAAGACGTCGCGCGCTACCGCGACCGGCTGCTGGCGGCGCACGCTGTACGCGGGGCGGCCCAATGACCCCGCGCGACGCCGAACGCCTGCGCTTCGGGTGCTGGCGCGCCACCCGCCTAGACGCCGCGGAAACGCGGCGCCTACGGGCGATCCCCGGCGACCTCAAGCTGGCCGCGCTGGTGATCGTTTGGCTGGCCGTCGCGCAGCTCGGGTGGCCGCTGGTGCAGCCGCTGCTCGCCGCCGCCCGATGACTGCCGCTCGGCGGCGATTTGGTCGAAGTCGCGACCGTCGCCGTCGAGCATCGCTTTTTCGCCGGTGAAATCCTGCCAGCGTCGCACCGCGACGTCGCAATAAGCCGGCGCAATCTCGATCGCAAGACATCGCCGCCCGGTCATCTCGGCGGCGATGATCGTTGTGCCCGAGCCGGAAAACGGTTCGTAGACCGCATCGCCGGCCAGCGAATTGTTCTCGATGGGGCGGCGCATGCACTCGGCCGGCTTTTGCGTGCTGTGGCCGGTTTCCGATTTCAGAGGCTTCGGGATATCCCACACCGAGCTCTGCTTGCGATCGCCGCTCCAGTGTCCCGTGGTTCCTTTGCGCACGGCATACCAGCACGGCTCGTGCTTGTAATGGTAGTGACCGCGGCTGATGACGATATTGTCTTTGTTCCAGATCAGCTGGCTGCGCAGCGCGAAGCCGCATGCCACTAGGCTGTCGCCGACGGTGCCGGCGTGTACCCCACCATGCCACACATACGCGACGTCGCCGGGAAAGAGCGCCCACGCCTCTCGCCAATCCGCCCGATCGTCGTTCTCAACCTTGCCGACGGCGACGGCATGGCCGATCGACAGCCTCCGATCGCTTCGCCAAGCGGCGTCATAATTCACCCCATACGGCGGATCGGTCACCATCAGGTGCGGCGCCGCCCCGGCGAGCAGGCGCTCGACGTCGGTCGCGACGGTGCAATCGCCGCACAGCAGGCGGTGCCGGCCGAGCAGCCAAAGATCGCCCGGCTCGGATATCGGATGCGCCGGCGGATCCGGGAGATCGTCGGGGTCGGTCAGGCCCTCGGTGCGATCGAGCACGGCAGCCTGTTCGGCCTCGCCGAACCCGACCAGCGAGAGGTCGAACGCCATCTCGCGCAGATCGGCCATCTCGAGGCGCAGCAGCTCGGGGTCCCAGCCGGCGTTGAGCGCCAGCTTGTTGTCGGCCAGGACGTAGGCGCGGCGCTGCGCCGCGGTGAGGTGGGCGAGATCGATCGTCGGCACCTCGACCATACCGAGCTTGCGCGCCGCCAGCACGCGGCCGTGCCCGGCCAGGATCCCGTTCGCGCCGTCGAGCAGGACCGGGGCGGTGAAGCCGAACTCGCGGATCGAGGCGGCGATCTGCGCGACCTGGTCCTCGCTATGGGTCCGCGCGTTGCGGGCATAGGGAATCAGCTCGCCGATCGGCCGGTAGACGACCGCCAGCTGGAGGGCCCTGTCGCTCAGTGTTGACCCCCCCTGCGAATTTCGCGGAGTTGCGCGCGTTGCGTCACGGCGGTCGCCGGCGCGAGGCGCGCTTGGGTAAAACCCCGCGCCCTCGGCAGCGGCTCAAGGCCGCGCGATGCCTCGCCTTCGCCGGCCTGCCGCTCGAGCGCGTCAGATCGAATGATTGGGTAGCTCATCCCTCAGAGGGCAAGCGCAGCGGTGACCAGGTGGGGGCCAAGCATCGCGGTGACCGTCGCGTTGTGCGGCCCGTCATCGGCCTGCGTCAGCGCGCGCGCGAGCACGATTTGCATGCCTGCGACCGCGAAGATCGGGTCGCCCGCGATTGTGAGATGACCAGTGAAGGGCGAGCCGTCCGAGGTCGCGACGATGACGTTGGCGACGAGGGTCCCTGCGGGCGCGTTGTCGGGGATGGCAGCAGGATGGTCAAAGGTGACCGCGATCGGCGTGCCTTTGTCCGCCTTGACTACTTTTACCGTGAAGATTGCGCTGGCTGTCATCGGGTCCTCGCCAAGGGCCAGCCGGCGGCGCCGCAGCCTTTGATGACCGCGAGGCCGCCGCGGCCGCGTTTGCCGCTGGGGGCTTCCTTGATCTGCTTGTCGTGCGTCTCGCAAAGCGAGCGCAAATTCTCCAGCCGGTCGGCTGGGCATGGCTTGGTAAGGTGACGCGGCCTCGCGACAATGTGGTCGGCGACTGTTGCCGGCTCGATGCAGCCTGGAATGGCGCAGCGGCAGTGGTCGCGCTCCAGCGCCTCGCGGCGCAGGCGGCGCCAAAAGCGCGAGCTGTAGAACGGGTTGTTTGCTATGGCTGGGTGCCGGCGACGCCGACGATCAGCGTCGTCGTCAACGCAGGCGGGACCGGGCAATTTGCCGGCGCGATGCCGTTTGGTCCGACCACGACGGTTGAGCCGGACAATGCAAAGTCGGTCGTGTCGCCGCTGATCGCATAGCTGGCAGGGTTGCCGTCGCCGGCGCTCGGAACCATCGTCGCGACCAGCGTGCCTGCCGCGGCGTTACATGCGAGCAACGGCGCAGGCGGCGAAAAGGTGAATTTGAACGGCGCGTAGACCAAGATGGTCAGGTTGTTGCTTACTGGCGCCGCGGCCGCGGTGAAGGCCTCAGGTGCCTCTTGCGCATGAACGTTGCAGGCGCCAGCAAAAAGGGCTGCGACGACGACCGACAATAACGTTCTCATCCGCTGTTTTTCCCTTCCCTAAGCAGCCTTGCGGAGCTCGCGGCGCGGGTTGATGGTCAGCCGCCAATCGGTCGAGACCTTGCGGGTGAAGCGAGCGATCCACTCGGCCTCGGTAATCCCCATGACTTCAAGTACACGCGCGCGGTCGGTCCGGTCTTGCGAGCCAGGCGGTGTCAGCGTGATCTTGCCTGCCTCGCCCTCTGCGGTCCGCAGGCCTCGCCGGATCGCCTCGTCCTTGATTGCTTCGATGCGGGTTTTGAGCGCGAAGGCCTCGTCGGCGAGCGCGCCAGGCGCCAGCTTGCGCAGCCGCTTGGCCTCGGGGTCGAGTCGCTCGCTCATGTGCTAACCATTCCGTTCAGTTTGACGGGTTCGGTTAATCCGATAATTCGGGGATCGCAGCGGCGCGCAGGGCCGAGTCCTTGGCTTCGAGCAATTTGCGCAGCGCGACGGTGCGCTCGAAGCCGGCGGGAAGGTTGGCGGCAATCCAGTAGGCGAGGTTGAAAAACGGCACCGAGTAGACCTGCAGCGAGGGCGTCAGATGGTTAAAGCGAAAGGCCGCCAGCAGCCGCTCGTTGTCGAGGTCAAGCACCTCGCGCAACTGCTCGACAGTCAGGCCTTCATCCGTAGTCGTCGTCGGGTTCGTCATCGCCACTCAGCTCGTCGTCGCCACTGGGCTCGTAGTCGGCGTCCAGCAGCAGCGTCGGCTCAACGCAGACACCGCAATCGTTGCACCACCAGCCGGGCGCAAAGACCAGCGCGCCGCACCACCGACACTTTGCGGATGTCGGCTCGCCAGAGAGCGCCGCCTCAATCCGCGGCTTCGTCGCGCCGAGCGCCATCGGCAGGAATTGGGGTAAATTGGTTGCAGTCTTTTCCGGTTGACATTGCAACAGGCTGGGCGCGCGCGAGCACGCGGCTGACCTGGCCGGCCCCCCATTGTTTGCAGCCGGCCGGCGTCTCGACGCCGCAGGCGGTCAGCGCTTGCGCCAGCTCGCCCAGCGAGCGGCAACCAGCACGCCGGGCGCGGTCGATATAGGGCAGCAGGTCGGCGGCGTATTTGGTGGCCCTTTCCGTGCGCGCCTGGCGCGCCTTGCGGGCGGCCCAGCGGTCGCCGGGCTTGAGGCGCGGGTTGCCGAGCTTGACACCGCGCGCCTTGGCGGCGGCGAGCGCGGCAATGGTGCGCTGCGAAATCATCTCGCGCTCGTGCTCGGCGACAGCGGCGAGGATATGGATCGTCAGCCTCGTCGCGTGCGGGTTGTCGCAAGCGACAAAGTCGACCCCGCTCTCCATGAGGGAGGAAATGAAGAAAACGTTGCGCGCCAGGCGGTCCAGCTTGGCGATGATCAGGGTCGCGCGGCGCAGGCGACAGGCGGCGAGCGCGGCGGCGATCTGCGGCCGGTCGTTTTTCTTGCCGCTCTCGACTTCCTGGTATTCGTCAACCAGGACGCCTTGCGCGGCGGCGACATGGCGAGCCACCGCCTCGCGCTGCGCTTCTAAGCCCAGCCCGCTGGCGCCCTGGCGCTCGGTCGAGACTCGGTAGTAGGAAATGAAGCGCGGCGCTCCAGGCGCGCTATAGGCGCGCGCCGAGGCCCGGCGGGGCATTTTACCGCCCTCTCACTCTGATATGTCCGATTGTCGCAATGTTATGAGGCGAGCCAGGCGAGCCACCCGGCCAGCGTCGGCAGCGCGATCAGCAGCAGCAGCAGCACGAGCGCATAGTTTGCGGCCCGGCCGTCGGTCATCTCGACGCTAAACACGCTGACCTCCGCTCAGATGCGCCTCGAGCGCGCCGAGCGTGGCGATCAGCACGCCGGACGCCGTCTCTTGCGTGACGCGCCGGCCGGCCCAGCCTTGCTCGAGCGCCCACTCTTTGAGGGATCGTTCCCAGCCGACGACGTGCCACAGGCAACTGCCGCCGGCCGAGGCTAGGCCGCCGACGGCAATAATCGCGCGCCACAGCTTGTCGCGCGCGACATAGGCGCGGTCGCCGAGATGGTTGTTGGCGCCGCCGGGGTTGCGCTGCAAATCGGCGGCGTGCAGCGGGTCGAACTGGGCGCGCTTAAAAAGCCGGCGAAATTCCTCGCCGGCCGCCCGCATGGCCGGGGTTATTGCGCCCCTTCGCTCCATCGCCGCCAGCACATCGATCGCGCGATAGGGCCGCGCGATGGCGCCGGCAGCGTCGGCGATCGGCCGGTCGAGCCGCTCGACAGCGTTGTGCTGCATACGCTCCGGCGGCGGCGCGACAATATCCGTGGGGGTCGCCCGGGCGCGCCGTCGCCGTCGCATTCAAATTCGTTAAATAAAAAAACCGCCAAATACGGCGGTCGGCATAGCTCGGGTGGTGTCCGAAAGCCGTCGGCGCGCGCCACTCCGAGCTGGCCAGAACGCTACCGCAAAATTTGGACGCGATTATGGCAACGTTGCGACCCCGACGGCCACTGGCGGGGTTGTTGACGCCTGCCGCTCCAGAAACGGGTCGCGCGCAATTATCGGCGCCAGCACCGCAAGACGTGCAATCAGTGCCGTTGAGTCGGCGATCGTTTCAAAGTCGGTGCGGCGCAGGCCGCGCCGAAAATCGGCCTCGGTCGCCCACACCGTCTGCAAAATCAGCCGGCCGGCGGCGTTGATAACATCGATGACGAGCAGGTGCTGACCGAGCTCGGCGCGCGAAGCCGCGCGCTCAGAAAAGACGACGACCTCGCCCATAGTGGCAAAGTGCTCCCGTTCCGCTTTGGCGCGGTCATACCACAAAACCCGTCAAAGTAGGATTGCGCTGGGTCAATGCCACCGTTACGCGGCGACCGGCGTCGGCGGCTCGACCACGGACCCCAGCACAAAGCCTTCGTCGACGAGCCAGCGCCGAAGATCGGGCGGCGGCGCCGCGCGCAGGAGCTCGGCGGCGGCCCAGCGCGCGGTCTCGGGGTCGATCGCGTTCTCGGTGATGAGCTTATCACCGCGACGTTCGCGGTAGCACACCGTGCCATCGGGGTAAACCCCAAAGCTAATCTTGATCGGGGCCTCGCCCGGCCGGCGACTCATGCCGCCTTCATCCCGGTGGTCGCGGCGGTCTTGAACTCGCGCCCGGCGCGGAAGCGGACCCGGCGGGCGGCAGGGATCTCGGCCGGCGCGCCGGTCTGCGGGTTGCGCCCTTGTTTGGCGGCATAATCCTTGAAGTCGAAGGTGCCAAAGCCGGGCAGCCGCACCTCCTCGGCGCGCGCGATCGCGTCGCGGATCGCGTCGAGCGCGGCCTCGATCGCGCGGTGCGCCTCGGCCCGGGTGCTGCCGACGGCGTTAGCGACCGCCGCGTCCAAATCACTTCGGTTCATCGCTTTCTCCTTCCCCTCGAAAAATCGCGTCGCCCGACCGCCGGCTTTGACCACAGCCCGCCGGCCGGCCGCTGTTGTTCGGCTTGCACCCGCACCGGCGTTAGCGGCCCCCGGGCCAGCGCCGGGTTGAACGGCGGCCCGCCACCCTGCGGCGCCGGTGGTAGCCCTTTCGGCTGTCGTGGGCGCTCCGTGCCAAATCGCTTGCGGCTCATCGCTGATCGGCGCCTCCTTTGGCCTGGTCCGCCGCATCAATCACCCGCCGCAGCGCGTCGCGCAATGGCGACCAGTCAGGGTCCGCGGCGACTTTGGCCGCGATGTACACCCGCTTTTCCTCGTCGCGGCGCTCGGCCTCAGCCGCCGCGGCCCGCCGGCGCCGCGCGCGCTCCTGCGCGGCCGGGTCGACCAGCCGCCGCAAGCCGGCGAGCTCGGTCTTGGCGTCGGCGACGAGGCGCGTGCAGGCCTCGACCGCGAGCGCGATGGTGCAGCGCCGGCCGGCGACGATTGTTTCCCTTGCCGCCTGGGCGATCGCCGATTCCGGGAAGTCCTCAAGGGCGTCGTGCCAGTCGGCAATGACCAGAGCCATCGCCGCCTCCTCGAGCTCGGGAACCCAGGAGTGGGCCAGCCAGGCGGCGATCCGCACCGAAAGCCACTCGGGGTCGGCCGGCGCCAGGTAGTGCTCGTACGCGGGGATCGCGGCCTCCGCGGCGGCAAGGGCGGCCTCGTCAAGCGCCGGCGGCTGCCAATCCGAGGCTAGGGCCGGAACCGGGATCCCGCTTCGCGGATAATTCCATCTGACGCTTCCGCGCAGCGCCGACCTTACGCGCGGCGTCAAAGAGGGTCTGGTGGGGAGAGCGGCGGGCGCCGCGAGCGCGGGAAGCATTGGGGTCTCCGCTAATCGTCAGAAGGAATTCGGGCTGGCGCGGGTCGAGGCGGCCGCGCGGGTTGGCGCCCCTCGCCCGCGGGTTGGTGCCCCTCGCCCGCGGGTTGGCGGCCGGCCGCGGGGCCGCACCCGGCGGCGGGGCGAAATCCGGCTGAGCCAGCTCGGCGCCGTCCTCGCGCAATTTTGCAAAAAGCGGGGGCGCGGCGTCGGGGGGGGTCGGGGGGCCCTCCCTCCCGTTCTTTCCTTCTTCGCTGGTTTCTTCTTTGTGCGAGACGGGTGCGGAGATGATGTTGGGCGCCGCCTCGCGGCGCCCTTGAAATCGGTCGTAATTGCAGACGGTTATGATCAGGCGCCCGGCTGCGGCGCCGATGCTGTACGCCGTGCGGATCATGTTCCGTTTGGCGAGGGCGGCGAGAAAGCCGCGGACCTGGGAGATCGTCCAGCCCCAGGCCTCGGCGAGGTAGCGCAGCGAGAAGCACAACTGGCCGCGCTCGAGGGCGATGAGCGTGCCGCGGATCGTGACGGTGGTGCGCCGCCAGACCGCGTGGGCGATCAGCCATTCCCAGGCGGCGCGCCGACAATAGCGCTCGCCCTCGAATAGCTCGTGGTCTTGCCACCCCCGTTCCATCCGGTAGTAGCCGGCATCGCCCCGGCCGGTGCGGGCGGCGGTCGCGGCGCAACCCGCGCCCGACATCATTTTGCCCCCGAAACGTGTACTATTGCGGACTGACATCCCATCACCCCCCTGGTGGGCTGTTTGAGTAATGCTGCGCCCGGCGAGCCCCCAACCCCCCCTGGGGGCGGAAGCCACGTCATCCCCTTGGCGGGGTTTCCCCAGCGCCGGGCGCGGTGATTCCGTTAACGAGCGTCTTCCCTTGGAGGAGGAGCCGGCGCGGGCGGCGGCCGCGCGCGCTGGCCGATGGTCATTTGTGCGAGTGCTTGCGGAGCCCGTTGCCCCGGCACACCGGCGGCGGCGGCGGGGCAATGTCGTCGAGCACCTCGACCAGGTCGCGTAGCCCGTCGGATAGCTTTCCGATATCCTCCACGAGCAATTGCCGCGCCTGTTCGACGGCGGCGCGCGCGCCGGCGATGCGCTGGCGCGTTGGTTCGTCTAGGTCCATCGCTGGCCCCCATTTTTTTGCCCCCGGTTGGCAATGTCAGCCGCGCAGCCCTTGCACGTCGGCGCGTAGTAGCGCGATCTCGCCGCGCAGCGCGGCACCCTCGGCACGTTGCTCGACGCGCATCGCGGCGAGCTGCTCGGCCAGCGCGTCAAAGCCGCGCGCCAGCTGCTCCAGCTGCCGCGCCAGCTCGGCGGTGGTCGGCGGCGGCGGAAAAATGAAATCGCGCGCCGCCGGAAACAGCGCGAGGAGCTGGTCGAGCCGGGCGACGGTCCAGCCACGGCCGCCGCGCAGCATTTTCGCCATGCTCGGGCTGACGTCGAGGTCGCGCGCGATGCGCTTATCCTTGGCGCCCCCGGTATAGTTAATCCCGAGGAAGACCCCGGCTCTGGCGGCAATGCCGCTGTCCAAATCGCCAGCATCGCTATCCCTTCGGGCTCTCGCCACGGCGGGGCAGCGCGCCGATTATCGCGCGGTGATTTTGCCGTCTCCTGACACGCGGCGCTGGACCGCTGGGCGCAAGGCCACGGTGGTGATCGCCGTGCGTATGGACGTCCTCACCGCCGAGGAAGCATGCGCCCGCTGGCAGCTTTCGCCCGAGGAATTGGCCGAGTGGGAGCGAGCCTGGGAGGCCGCCGGCATGCGCGGGCTGCATGTGACGATGGGGCCGCGCGGGCACTGGCGTCGGCGCCGGCCGAGGAAACGAGACGGCAATCATGCGGCCTCGCAGCAACAAGGCCGGTGCAGCAGCGACGCCAACTCGGCGCCGGTGATCGCGGAGAACGGCTCGACGAGGTCGACCGGCAGTGGCGAGCGCGTCTCGTATTTGCGGTAGGCGTCGATCGTGACACCGAGCGCATGCGCCATCTCGGCGGGCGTGAGGCCGCGCGCGACGCGGAACGAGCGAACCCGCGTGCAAAACCAGTGCGGTGATCCTCGCCGAACAGCCTCTGGCGGCAAAAGGCGCCCCCCACCATGAGCGGACAATCTGTCGCGACCCTTAATTGGACAAATCGTCCACCGAGTCAAGCGTTGGAAAACTGGGCACCTGTGCCCGCCGACGGATTGTCGACACTTGGCAACATGCCGTTGCCGCCGCGCTCGCATTTTCTCAAGGCATTCTGCGGCCGAGTGCGGGCCGCGCGGCTGGGTGCCGGGCTGACCCAGGCCGAGGTCGCCGAGGCGCTGCGCGTCGACAAGTGGACCTACAGCAAATACGAAAAGCGGACGCCGCTGCCGCATCACCTGATCGAGCCGTTCGCCGCCACCACCGGCAGCGATATCGTCTACCTGCTGACCGGGCGGCGGCCGCGGCAATGCAGCGACGAGCAATCGCCGGTCAGCGAGCCTGCAGAGGCTATCGGCGCCGGCTAAAAAAACCCTTGTTCGCCGCGCAGTTGGACAAATCGTCCAAATAGGCGCTTGACTGGACAAATCGTCCAGTCTTAGCCTCGCACCCACTCTGGCCCGAGGGGGAGGGGTGCTGTGCCGGAAAATCACACCGATTCCGATTCTGTCCGCTTTGCGCTCGTCTGCAAGGAGCTGCGCACCGGCGCCGAGCTTGAGCTGAGCGCGCCGGTCGCGCCCGAGCTGGTGGCGCGGAAGCTGGCGACGATTATCGGCTGTCTTGGCGATTTGGCGCCGCACCAGACGCGTGCGCTGCTGTTGCAGGTAGCGCGGCAGGCGATCGGCGCAATTGCCGAGCTCGACCGCCGCAGCGCGGCGCCAGGAGCCGTTGGGGCGGCTGCGCAATGAGCGGCGCCCGAGGCCCAATGGCGGGAATTGCGGCGCAGCCCTCGGCGCCGCCGTATGGGCTGACCCGGCGCCAGCGCGAGACGCTGCTGGTCATCCAGGAATTGATCGACGCCGGCACGCCGCCGAGCTTTGCCGAGATCTGCGCCGAGCTCGAATTCGCCAGCCGCGCGCACGCCTACCAGACGGTGCGGCGGCTGCAGGCCCGCGGCTGGCTTGATTGGCGGCCGCATTGCGCGCGCTCGTTTCGCCTGCTGCGCCGCTTGCCAATGCCGCCCGAGCCGGTGTTCGTCGGCACCTTTCAGGCGCCGGCGCTGGCCGCCCAATGGGCCAATGATGAGGCCTCGGGGTGATCGGCGCCGAGCGGCTGGCGGCCGAGACCGCCTTTATCCCGCTGGGGCGCGAGATCGCGCACGAGCATGTCGACTGGATCCGCGGCGAGGGCGTGCTGACCGCCCAGGACCTCGGCCGCCCGCTTGGCCGGGTGACGCTGACCTGGGAGGACGCCGAGCTCGTGATCGCCTTGGGCTGGGAGGACCACTGCGGCCCGCAGGGCCAACGAGGAGAGGACCATGACAATGACCGAAATCACGCCGGTGCGCCCGGCGCCGAACGCGCTGGTGCTCCTCCCCTGGAACGAGCTGCACCCCTCGCCGCTGAACCCACGCCGGCACGAGGAGACCGCCGACCCGGGGCTCGTCGAGAGCATCAGCAGGCGCGGCGTGCAGCAAAACATTGGCGTCCGCGCGCGCGTTGCCGGCGGCGGCTATGAGCTCGTTTGGGGCGCGCGCCGCTATGCGGCGGTCGGCGCGCTGGTCGGCGCCGGCCGCTGGTCGAGCGATGTCCCGGTGCCGTGCCGGATCGTCGAGTACAGCGATGCCGAAGTCATTGCCGCGGCGGTCGACGAGAACCTCAAGCGCTCCGACCTTACAGTCCTCGAAGAGGGCGATGCCTATTGCCGGCTGGCCGACGAGTTCCACTGGCCGGTCGACCGGATCGCCGACGAGACCGAGCAGCCGCTAAGCCGGGTGCGCCGGCGCATGGCGCTTGCCCGCCGCCTGGCGCCGGAGGGCCGCGAGGCGCTCGACGCCAAGGTCATCACCGCGGCGCAGGCAATGGAGCTGGCGAAGGCCGAGGCCGACCAACAGCGCGGGCTGTTGCGGGACATCGTGGCGCGGCCCGGCCAATGGAACCCCGACACTATTCGCCGCATGCTGACCCCGAAGGGCGCGATCCCGCTGTCGCTCGCGGAGTTCCCGGTCGCGCTCTACCAGGGGCCGAGCGAGCCGCGCGATCTCTTCGACGACCCGAGCGAGGCCTACGCCTACGACGCGGCCGAGTTCCGGCGCCTGCAGCTGGAGGCCTGCGAGCAGAAGAAGGCCGCGCTCGAAAAGACCTGGTCATGGGTCGAGATCAAGATCGGCGGCGCCTGGGCGCCGGTGTGGGAATACGACCGCGACGCGGCGCCGGCCGAGGGCGGCGCGATCATCCATTTCCGCGAGGACTCGCGGGTCGAGGTCCACACCGGGCTGCGCCGCCGCGCGCCGCCAACGGGATTGGAAGCGGCGCTGCCGGCGCGCCGCCCCGGGACCCTCGGGCGAGGCCTCGATGAACTCATGCGCGGGAACGGCGGCGGCGCGGCACCAGCCGAGCCGCCAGCCGAAAGGGCGCCAACGATGCCGCTGGCGCGCGCGCACATGGTCTGGGCGCGCCACGAAAAGTCGCGCCGCCTGCAAAATGCGATCGCGCGCGAAGCGGACGCGCAGACGGCGTTGTCGCTGATGATCCTGCGCCTGCTCGGCCGCGACCGCGCCCGCGAGGTGCACCTTGCCGTCGAGGATTCGTTTGCCCCCGACGACCGCATCGAAAACCGGCCGCTCGACGAGCGGCGCGCCGAGCGGTTGGCGCCGCTGCGCCTGCTGACCAGCGATGTCGAGCTCTACGGCGCGCTCGTCGAGATGCCGTGGGGTGATCGGCTGGCGCTGTTCGCGGCGCTGTTTGCGCCGCTGTTTGCGAGCTGGTGCGGCTATGAGCCCGATATCGGCGACAGCCCGCTCGTCGTCGCCGTCGCCGGCGAGCTCGGTCTCGGCGCCGAGGAGCCGTTCGGCATGAACGCTGCCTACCTTGAGCGCCTGCCGCGCGCCGGGCTCCTGCGCGTGGCGCGCGCCTGCGGCGCGCTCGAGGCGGTCTCGACGCACGCCAAGAAGGGCGAGCTCGTCGACGCGATCCTGTTCGCCGACGACCGGGATCCGGCGTGGTATCCGCCCGAGCTCAAATTCGCCCTCAAGGCCCAGGTCCTCGCCGAGCTCGGCGCCGGGCCGGCCGCCGCGGCCGCCGAATAATGGGAGGAAGAAAAAAATGCCCCTCTATCTGTACCGCTGGCCCAACAGCGACCTCAGCGTGGTCTATGCCCGCGATCGGCTGCATGCCGCCGACCTTCTCGACCAATGGGGCAACGCCGACCCCGAGCGCCTGATCACGGTTCCTCTCAGCGACGGAGGGACGGACTGGGGCTTGGCGATCGATTTTACCCTCAATAAACGCGGCAAATTCGACCTGAACCCTGAGACCGGCATGGGCGGGAATGGGTTTAGCGAGGAATTCTACGCGGGACGCCTGGGCCGCACGATTGAGCGGCTATACCCGCGGCTCACCGCCGCCGAGAGGGAGATCGGCGACGAGCTCGACAACCCTTATCGCTATTGGTCGCGGGAGACAAAGGACAAGGTCGCCGCTGCCGTCGCCGCCGAGGACCAGAGGGACGAATACCAGAAGCCGGGGCCGACCGGCGACGCTGACGTCGACCGGATCGCGTCAGCTATCGACATGCATCCTGCGCTGGTCGCCACGCTTCCGCGACGGCGGGCGCTTCGGTCCAGCAATGGGTCGGCCAAGCCGCCGCGGCGATGACGGCTGATGAGGCCGCGCACACCGACCTGTTCGATTGGGCTGATCAGCAGCACGAAAACCTCGACCGCGTCACCTCGAAACTGAGCGGGCCGATATTGGCGTTCTGCCGGCTGCATCGGGATTTCCACATGGAGGACCTGCGCCTCTATTTGCGCGGGCAGTCGGTCGATTTCGCGCCTGACAGTCCGAGCCGCATCCTGCGCGAGCTACGGCTGCGGGGTGCCGTGGATTACGTGATCACCAACCGCCGGCAATCGGCCTATCGGGTGGTGTCAGTGAGGTGAAGATGACGATCGCGTCGCGGCCGGGCTTTGATTGGAGCCGGGTCAACTGGCTGGGCCCTGACCAGCCGATCATCGCCGACGGCGAGGATCTCGAACGCTGCTCCTATTGCGGCGACGAAATTCCCGACGACCGGGTGCCGCTGCGGATATGGGACGAGCTCGGCTGGGGCGCGGTGTTCTGCGGCCATTGCGAGGCCGCGTGCTGGGGCTTGCAGAGTTTCGACGACCAGGTCGAGCCGCGCGACGAGGCCGAGGTGCGCCGCCGGCGCGAGCGAGGCGGGTGATGGCGCGCAAGCGAGTGAGGCGATGGGTCGACTGGATCTCGCTCGGCGAGGCCGCGGCGCAGCTCGGCGTGTCGGAAAAAACCGTGAAGCGGCGGCTCGCCGAGGCCGGGATCCTGGTGCCGCGGGTCGGGCGCGCGCCGCAGCTGACCAGGGGTGACTTTGACCGCCTCGTCGAGTCGACGCGCGGGCGCGGGCAGCCGCAGCCGACCACTACCGAGGCGCCGCCGCCGCCGCGCCGCGGACGGTACGGCCGCGAGACCGACCGGCTCGTCGCGCGGGTGCGGGGGCAGCCGGTCGTCGCGCTCGACCTGGAGCGGAAAAATTAGGGCCATTGGCCCTATTTTTCGCTGGCACCATTAGGGCCATTGGCCCTAATATGGTGGGCAGACGAAAGGAGCGCACCCAATGGCAACAGAGATCGAGATGGCCGCCGCCCGCCGGAAAATCGCCGAGATCGCCTACGAATTCGGCTCTCGGCCAGAAGAGGACCGCGCCGTCACCGAATGCGGCTGGCTCAATGGCAAAGTCACGCTAAAGGATGGGAGACAGTTTGCCGCCGGCGGCGGCTGGGTCGACACAACCGGCCTGGTCGAAGGCTACAATTACCGCGACGCCGGACAGGTCGACGAGCTCGCCGAGGCGCTCGGATTGGATACCGACGAGACGCTGCGGTTGCTGCGCGACGATTGCCCCGCCGAGTGGGCGCCGTACCGCGGAGGAGCATGACGATGCCGTTCAAGCTCTACGCCCCCGGCACCCGCAAGGGGAACCCGCACTGGCTGGCGATCATCTCGGTCGGCGGCCGCCGCCACGAGCGGGCGCTGCGCACGACGAGCAAGCGCGAGGCGCAGCAAGTGGCGGCGCTGATCGAGGCCAAGATGGCGGCTGAAGCCGCCGCCGGCGGGCGGCCAGCGCGCGGCGATATCGTTACTTTTCGGACGGCGGCGCGGCTCTATGCCGATTTTCGCGGGCTCGACCTCGCCGACCCGAGAGCCAACCGCAGCCATTATAGGACCGAGGCCAAAGCGATAAACCGGCTCGTCGAGTTTATAGGCAACGAGCCGGTCGGCCAAATCGGGCATCCCGACCTCGTCGCCGCCGCCAACAAATTGCTGCCGGCGGCGGCGGCGGCGACGCGCAACCGCTGGGTCATCAAGCCCGGCGCCGCGATCCTGCACTATGCCGCCGAGCAAAAATTTTGCGGCTGGGAGCGCATCAAGAAATTCAAGGAGCGGCGGCCCAAGCCCCGCCCGGTATCGCGTGACGTGGCCGCCGCCCTTGTCGCCGCGGCGCCGCCCGGGCCGCGCCGGCTGTTGCTGGTGTGGTTGTTTCGCCACGGCACCCGCATCACCGATACCTTGCAGCTACGCTGGGGCGACGACAATTTGCCGGACACGGTCGGGCAGATCGATTTAGCGCGGCAGCGCGTGACGATGTGGATCAGCAAGATCGACGAGCCGTCCGAAAAGGTGCTGCACCCCGAAATCGTCGAGATGCTGGCGGCGATCCCCGAGGCCGAGCGAGTGGGGCCGCTGTTTCCGTGGCGCACCAGGTCAGGCGTCTATCGTTGGCTGCGGCCGCTCGCGCAAAAACTCGGGATCAGGTTCAGCCCGCACATGGGGCGCCACTCGGTCGCCACCTGGCTTCATCAGGACGGCGCCAGCCTGCACACGATCATGGAGGCGCTCGACCATCACGACCCGGCCTCGTCGATCCGCTATCAGGCCGGCGATATCGAGGGCGTCGCCGCCGCGACCGCGCGGTTTGCGCCGCTGTTGCCGCGCCCTATCGACCAACGGCGGGCCGGCAATGGCTGACGCCGCCCCCGACCTGATGCGCCGCTGCCGCGAGGCGCTCGGCCTGACGGCCGAGGCCTTCGCCGGCCGGCTGCACCTTGGCCCCGGCGGCGGCGGCCGCACCGTGCGCCGCTGGGAGGCCGGCGACCGCGCGATCCCCGGCCCGGTGTGGGTGCTGCTGGGCTACATGATGGACGAGGCGCGCGAGCCCGAGCTGCGGCGCGAGATCGGCCGGCGGCTGCAGGAGGGCCGCCTGAATGCCGGACATCATCATTCCGCCCGGCGGCCAGCTCAAATTCGAGATCGAGGGCCCGGCCGGCGGCGCGGTCCATCTCGATGTCGAGCCGCCGCGCGATAGGCAGATTGTCGATCCGACGGGGGGCCGGCCAGTCCGCGTCTCGACCTGGGTGCTGCCCGACGCGATGGCGACCTATTTCCTCGGCATGGCGCTCGTCGACGCGACCCGCGCCGTCGAGCACAACAACGAGCTCCACGAGCGATCCCTGCGATGGCAGAAGCTCAGCACCGCGGCGGTTATCGCGTGCGGATCGGCGGCCGTCGCCTTGCTAGCGCTGCGGCTGATCCTATGAGCGCGCTGGCTGACGAGGACGAGGTTCTCGCGCTCGGCTATTGGCGTGCCAAGCGCTTGCCGAGCGGCGAGTGGCTAGCCTTGCAGCCGCAAATCTTCACCTGGTCGCTGGTTATCGTCCGCGACAAGCAAAGCTGGCGGACGCGCTATTGCTACGAGGACCCTGCCGACGCCGCCGCGGCGTTTCTCGCCTGGGTCGGCGCCGGCGACCCGCCGGGGAATTGGGTCAAGCAAAAGCCCGAGGAGCGGCTCAACCCGCGCTGGCTCGCCGGCGCAAAGCGCGAGCTTGCGGCGCCGCCGGCGCCGACCTGTCCGGTCTGCGGTCGGCAATACTCAACGCTGCGAGGGTTTTGTCTTGGTCCGCATTAGCGCGCTGCCGGGCATGGCGCCGCCGCAGCCGCGCCGCGCCCGCCGCGAGCGCCGCGAGCTGTACGAGGCGGTCGTACATCTGCGCCGGCGCGGCAACCGGATCCACCGCGCCGGCCGCGAGCACAGCCTCGTCAACGGCCGGCGCGTACCGAACGCCGAGATCGAGCGGCTCGCCGCGCGCTTCACGGAGGCTGGCGATGAACGCTAGCGGGCTTCTCCTGCAAAGGATCGGAACGATGGGCGACGCGCGGTGGTGCATGATCGATGTTCGCGGCGAGGTCGTCGCCGACGGCGTTGTCGATCCCAATGCCGAGTGGGCGGAGAACGTCGCGGCGCACCGAACCGTCGCCGAGGACCTTATTGCTGCCGGCCGCGCCGCAGTTTTGGTCAGCACGATCTTTCTCGGGCTCTGGCTGGGAGGGCAGCCCGGCCGCCCCGAGTGGTGCTTTGAGTCCAAGGTCTTTGGCGGCGGCGGCGCCGGCGACGAGCTCGACGGCCGGCGATACGCCACGCTCGCGGACGCCCGGGCTGGCCACGCCGAGCTCGTGCGCCATTGGTCGGCGAAGCTCGGCGGCGGCGAGGCATGAATCTGCGGCGACGGTCTCGGGCATGTCTCGCACAGTGCCGCGTGGCCCGCGATGTGGTGCCCGAGATACCCCGCCGCAGGTAGAGGCGAAGCTGCTGCCATCGGCGCCGATTACAGAAAGCAGCGGAGGCGAAAATGGCTGACGATGCCGAGCTCCGCGAGGTGGTCGCGTGGGCGATGTTCCGAGTCGGGCAAGCCGGCGGCGTCTGGACGTGGGACGAGCTCCCCGAGACCGGCTACTCGATCCCGCCGAGCAAGGGGGAATACCGCGCGATGGCCGACGCCGCGATCGCGGTCCTCCGGCAGCGCCCCGCCAACCCCGATAATCCCGTCCTGACGCTCGAGGCGGTCTTGGCGCAGATGCTGGCTAACGACGAGCTGATGCTGGAGGCGCTGGCGCGGCAGCCGGGAACGCCGCCGGGGTTGGTGGACAAATTGGAGCGCCGCGCGCAAAGCGTGGGAAATCTGTGGGAAAACCCGCGAGAGCCGCGGAAAGACTAGCCCCCGCGCTGCCCTCCGAAGGCAGAGGTCGTGAGTTCGAATCTCGCCGGGTGCGCCATCGTAAAGGCTAGGAAATGCGCGGAATTGCTAGGGGTTCGGTAGTTAACGGCGAGCGGTCGGAAGTGGACAAAGCAGGACCGCATTCCCACCAAAAGGTCGGTGGGAGACCTAAAGATAGGGTTAATTCGTGGGAAATCCGTGGGAGAGGCCGAGCGCTGCCCCCCGCGGGCAGCGCGCGCGGTGTACCGCGATGACCGCGTGGCTGACGTGGCGGCTGGTGCCGCCTGGCCCCGAAAATAACAGCCGCTTCTGGTGGGTGGTCGTCAACCTGCCCGGCGGGCGCCGGGTCAAAGCATCGAGCAAGGCGTCGCGCAAAAACGACGCGCATTCGTTCGCCGAAGAATTTGTCGCCGAGCTCGCCCTCGGGCGCAGCCCGGCGGATGCGCGGCGCCGAATCGCCGAGGCCGGCGCGCGCCGGCGGGCCGCGGCGCAGGCCGAGGTGGCGGCGGCGCTGGCGCGCCTGCCGCCGCTCCTGCCGCAGAGCGTGCGGCGGGGGCTGCCGGTGATTTCGCTCGACCTCGAGCGGCGGCAAAAGGGGAGGGGGCGTTAAATCGCGCGTGCCGGCCGCGCCGGGCGCGCGCTAGGGGGCAGAAGGGGATTTCGGCGGGGGAAGGGCGGCCCGGCAAAACAGGCGCGCTAGCGGCCGCCACAGGGGCGGGGCGAGCGGGGCCGGCGTTTCCCTAAGACGGCTCTCGGCAGGATCCGCGCCGGCCCGCCGTCAGCGTGCGCGCACCCGGAGCGCTAGGTTGGGTTGCGTCGCCGACACGGTGCATTTAACCATGTCGCCGGGGCGCGGCGAAAGGAGTTCTCAGAGATGGCGACATTTGCGAATTTGCAGACGCTGGTGAAAAACCTCGTGACCGGCACGAGGGCGCTGCAAAAGGAGGCCGAGGCCTTGGCCGGCACCGGCGGCGCGGCGGGGCGCCAGCGCGGCCGCCCGCGCAAGACCGAGGGCACTGATACCCGAGCCAACCGAGCGGCACCGGCCGAGGGGCCGACGCTGGCGCAACTGCCCGGCCTGATCCGCGAGCGCTACCCGAACGGCGCAACCCCCGACGAGGTTATCGGCCTGATGGGCTGGAAGAAGGGGGCGCCGATGTCGAATATCCAGCGACAGCTGGTGGCCAAAGGCCTGCTGACTAAGACCGGCGACCGGGCGAACACCCGTTACCGCGCGGCCGCCTAGTGCATTAGCAGCGCGGCCAGGCCAAGCCCGGCGAGCATCATCACCACGACGGCGGCGGCGAATTTGACCAGGTCGACGGCGGCGTTGACGACGGTGATCAGCGCCGCCAGCGCGGCCGAGCCGCGCGGCGCGTTCGGGGATTCGGGAAAGGACACGATCTCGGCGCTCATTGAGGTGATCCGTTGGGCGAGACGACGATGGTGATCTTGCTGATCGGCGTGCCGATCGCGACGAGCACGGTCGGGCTCAGCGCCGGGTTGGGAGCGAATTCGACCGGGATCGAGTAGTTGCCGGCCGCCGCGCCCTGCGGCGCCGACAGCAGCCAGCCGGCCCCGTCCTCCTGCACGCCGATCATCGCGCCGGCGGGTACCAACCAGCTAAAAAGCCGCGGCTCAAGGCGGCGGCCGCCTTGGTCGTCGGCCTCGACGTGCACCGGGCCGCCGCCCGGTACCAGCCCGATCATTGCGGGCGTCGCCCCAACGGTGATCGCCGGCGCCGCTACGGTGATCGCCGGCGGCTTGGCGGACCCGGCCCAGCCATAGGGAGCGGCCGCCGCCGCGAGCGCGGCGAGAAGGGCGGCGCGGAAAAGCGGGCTCACGGCATCCTCGCCCACGCTGTAGATGCTCGCTGACCCCACCAGAGGTCGATTTCGGCGATCGAGCCGGCGGCGATATAGCTGCGGTCACAAAGCCCGAGCCCGGGCACCGCGACCACGTCGCGCCCGACCCGGCCGTTGGTGCATTGCCACATCGTCCATGCCGCCCAGCCGGCCGGACAGACCGGCGCGTCGCCCCACTCGCCGAGCCACAGCGGACAGCGCGCCAGCGCCGCGCTCGGCAAGCCGGTGGCTTTGCCGTCGGGGCCCCAACGCGAGCCATAATAGATCGGCGGAAAGCCGAGGCGCTCCTCGAGGCGCTGCGCGACCGCCTCGGCGATCGGAATCGTCACCGAGTCGACTCCATTTCGACTCGGATTCGACTCGCAATCGATCGCGAGCTCGATGCCGCCGAGCGCCCCGACGGTTCGCAGCAGCCAATCGGCCTGCGGCGCCGGGTCCGTGCCGTCGAGAAAGGCATAGGCGCAGACCCCGAGCCCGGCCGCCGCGGCCGCGGCGCGGCGCTCGGCAAAGGTCGGGTCGACAAAGCTGGCGCCTTGCGTCGCCTTCAGCGCGACATAGCGGATGCCATAGGCCGCCGCGGCGCCGAAGGCGGCGGCGAGATCATCTTGCGGGAGCGGGTTCCAATGGCTGAGGTCGGCCAGCGCATAGAACATCGCCGGCGGCCAGTACGGGGCTGTCATGGCGCGCCGCTCAGCATCGCCGTCCATTGCGCCAGCGCGGCGGCGTTGTGGCGGACCAGCGCGTCGTGCCCGGCCTTGGCGGCGCCGGGGTCGTGCAACAGCGCGACGCCGGCATCGGCGATATCGTTCGCATCGTCCGAGACGGCCGTCCAGCGCGGCGGCACCCAATCGATCGCGTCGGACGTGACGGACGGCACGCCCTCCGCGACCCCGTCGGCGACGACCATGCAAAAGCTCTCGGTGTAGGAGGGCTGCAGCAAGAGGTCCATGTGGCGCACGACGCGGCGGAACTCGGGCCAGGATTGCCAGCCCGAGCGCACCAGTTTCGCCCCCGGCAAATTGGCGTAGAGCGCCTCAAGGGCGCGCGAGATCGTATCACCGCCGCCCTCGGCGCGACCGGCGCTCGTCCAAAATTCGAGGTCGCTCTGCAATCGGCTGGCGAGCTCGAGCGCGGCCGCCCCGGCGGTCAGGATGTTTTTGAGCGGCCGCGTCGCGCCAAAGCAGCCGACGCGCAGCGGGCCGCCGCGGTGGGGTTTGCGCGGCGCCCAATGCGCGGCGCCGAGATCATACATATTCGGCAACAGGCGCATCGGCGTGCGGTAGACGTCGTGCCACCAGTTGACGAGCTTCTGGTTGTTGGCGCCGATGCGGAAATTGGTCGTGCTGGTCTGCAAGTCGCCGGCCTCGCGCAATAGGCGGACCCCGTTCGGGTCGGCCTGTAGAAAGCCGACATTGGAGTGGCTGACGACGGTAAAGGCGGTGTCGTGATGCCGGCTGCAAAGCCCGGCCAGGTCGGTGGTCGGGATCCACGGCGCCGAGATCACGATATGGCTGACCGGCGCCATTGCCGCGGCGAGCGCGTGCTGCCGGCTTTGCGCCAGCTTTTCCTCGAGCTCGGCCGCCGAGAGGACTGGCCAGACCTCGGTCCAATGGCCGGCGCGGTTGAGGATCCGCGCGTTGGTCAGCGCCGTGACCCCGAGCCCGATATGGCTGATGTGCTTGTGCGCGGCGAAATTCTTGTAGCAGATCGCGAGGTGCGGCGGGCTCGCCCCCGGCGCAACCATTTGCGGCACATAGCGCATCAGTGAGAGCCCCCAAAAAACGTGCGGGTGACGATCGAGGCGGCGATCGCGACAAAGCTGCTGACAATGCTCGCGACGCTGCTGGCGACGCCGGTAGCGCGGTGGTGCGCGGAGGCCTCGGCGCCGGCGATCCGCGCCTGCTCGACCTCGACCTCGCCGATGCGCAGGCCGAGCCGGCGATCGTCCTCGACATGCTGGCGAAACGTCTGGTCGAGCGCGTCGAGCCGGTCGAGGATCGCGTTGGCGGTCCCTTGCAGCCGGCCGAGCTGCTGCAGGACCGGCCCGGGCGGCCCGCCCTCGTCGCGGGCGGTCATCGCCGTCTGCCGACAATGCGGATGCCGCGCGGCCCAAAGCTGAGCGTCTTGGTCTCGCCGGCGACCTGGATGCAGACCTCGCCGGTGTCCTCGTCGGCGGTAATGATCTCGCCGGCGACGTCGGTATAGGTGTCGGTGCGCACGATTTTCCAGCACCGCTTATGCTCGGCGCTTTGCCAGCTTTCGAGTTTCATCGAATTGCCTTAATGCAAGGCGTCGGCGATGCCGATCCACGAGGCGACGCCGCCCGGCGCCGGCACCGTAAAGGTCGCGCCCGAAAGCGCGGTCGGGCTGATCTCGTAAAAGCCGAGCGCGTTGTTCCAATCGCCAAAGATGTTTGAGCCGGCGTAGAGGATCGAGGCGTCGATCGTCACCGGGCCGCTGTTATTGTCGAAAATGTGAAACGAGCCCGGCAGACTGGCCAGTGTTGCGATGCTGAGCACCGGGTTGCTGTAATTGACAAAAAACGCGAACGCGAAATCGGGCGGCGCGCTCGTCGATATGCCGCTGACCTGTACGCTGTTCGGCGACGGCGCGACCGCCGTCGGGTTGCCGGCGATCGCCGGCAGTGACGGGTTCGGGTCCCACGGCGCCGCCAGATCGACGCCGCTCACCGCGAAGGCAATAAACACCGCAGAGCGCGCGGCACGGTCGAGTTGGACGTCGAAGCTCGCCCCCGACAGAATGCTGCTCGCCGGCGCGCCCCACAGCTCGATATCGGCAGAGGTCGGGCCGAAAAAGCCTTGCACGGTCTGCTGAAACCGGGCGCGCCGCCCGAACGGCAGCCCGGAAATCGAAAGGACGCTCGCGGGGCCATCGGTGACGCGGTTGCTGGTCGCGGCGTAGACGACGACGAAATCGTTGGGCTTGGTCGTCGTCAGCGGCCCGACCGTGCCGCTGCCCAATAACGCCGGCGGCCCATCAAACGGTCGCGGGCCGGGGAAGGTGTCGAAGACGATGCGTCCTGCCGCGGCGCCGTCTGGCGCCAGGATGCCCGGCGGCGGCGGGGGCGGCGGGGGCGGCGGGGGCGGCGGTGCGATGACCGGCCGCGCGAAGACTTGCTGGCGCAGGCTGACCAGCGTCACCTTGCGGAGCTGGTAGAGCTGTGCGCAAAAATTCTCGAAGGTTTGGACGTCGTCGCCCCAGCGCACGACAAAGAAAAACCGCATGTCGACGGTGATCTCGACGCCGCCGGCCGGCGGCGCCGCGAAATCGACAAACTGGCCGCCGCTTACCGCATAGGCGGCCGAGCCCTGCTTGACGCCGGCGAGATAGACCGCGAGCGGCGCCGCGGTATCGAGCGCGCCGATCGGCTCGGTGATCGTGCCATAGGCCGGGTCGCCATAGGTGCGCACCAGGCGGAACCGCGTCGTGCTGCCGTCGCCGGTGCCGATGACCTGGCCGGTGACTCGGTCATCGTCGGGATCGCGGAACAGAAAGCCGCCGAGCTTGCCCTGCTGCGCGAGGAAAAACCCTTCGAGCCGCTTGAGCTCGCTCGGGACAATGCTCTGCCCTGCCCGATCGCGGGCGGGGTAGTCGCGCAGCACGTCATAGACGAGCTCCCACTCGTAGATCGGCCCGTCGTAATAGCCGACCCGCGCCTCGCGGCCCGAGACATGGTCGCCGAGGCCGGTCGCGAAATGCGGCCGGCGCAGCATGTCGAACCCGAGCGCCTCGAGCTCGGGATAGATCGGCGCCGCCGCCATGCCTCAATTGCCGACCCCGAGCAGCATCAGGCCACCACTACCGCCGCTGGCCGGCGGCGCATCTGCCGTCAGCGCGTCTGCGATGGTCACAAATCCAGCCAATCCACTACTGGCTAGCATCCCCGGCGTGACCCCGCTTTGCGCGGCCGAATATGTATAGCCGGTGGCGCCGCCCCATACCCAATTGACCCCCGACCCTTCGCGGTGATTGACGATATTGCTCGTCATGGAACTGCAGACGGAAAAATTCGGCAGGCACATGGCCGGCCAGACGGAATTTTGGCAATAACCGAGCGCGATGATCAGCAGATCGTCGGGATTGGTTGTCGAGATCGCGTTGGTGTCGTGGTTGCCGATCGAGGAGATGGTGGTCTGTTTTGGTAGCGAGGCGTCGGGATCCCACGCGGCCGCCGAGGAATAAACCCCATGAACGCCAAAGACATTGATCGAGGCGCCATCGACGCTGGCGCCGGTGCTGGCGGTGATCGTCTCGCTCGACAGCGTGCCGGCGGAAAAGGCGTAAAAGACGGCCAACGACACGAGACAGCCGGCGGCCGGCGTGCTCTGCAATGTCGTCCCGCGTTGCGCGAAAGTCAGATGCGACGAGGTTGGCACGTTGACCGTCGGGCTCGACCCGCTCGTGTTTTCGGCAAACACGACGACGATCACCTCGTCATTGGTCTGCGTCGTCGTCAGCGATGCGGTACCGCTGGTTGTCCCGCTAAATTCGCCCGTCGCGGTGCCGTCGGTACTTGGCGAGGTGGCGAGCGCCGGAACCGCCGCGGCGCATAGCAGCGCGGCGGCGGTAAGAAATTTGCACAGCACTAGAATTGCGCCCAGGTGATCGTGCCGCCCGTCTGTGCCGTGCCGGAAAACAGGATGCACACATCATTGTTGGCGTCGGGCGTGATGGCGAGGACGCCGACGCCGTTGCCCCAGACAAAGCCGCTGTTCGCGGCCAGCTGATCGCCGCGCGCCGCGGTGGCGCCATTGAACAAGCCTTTGGCCCCGGTGTCGCACTCGGTCGACGATTTGGTGCCCTCGACGATTGCGATATTGATCGCCCCGGCGACCGGCCCGACTTTGATGCCGCAGATGTAGACCTTTTTCGCGCTGACTTTCGACACCAGCTTGATGCTCGTCGAGGCGCCATTGTTGTCAAAGGGCGTCGTGCTCGTGTTGGCGATCGTCTGCCCCGCGCAGCCGCTTTCGGTGAGCCACGCGCTGGTATTAGTGCCGTTGCCGGTGCTCTGCGTCGCGGCGGCGGTTCCCGAAGAAATGTTGACGTTGACCTTGCTCGAGGCAACAGCGCTGGCGAGCGTCGCGAGGTTGCCGCCGGTTTCAACCGCGAGCGCCGAGGTGTTGAGGTTGGTCCCGGCGCTGGCGGTGACATTGAGCGGGGTCGTCAGGTTTGGCTGATCGGTGGCGATGACGATGCGCTGCGTGCCGGCCGATTTGGTGCCGCTGTTCGTGTCGATCGTCGTGCCGTTGAGCTTGTCGAGCTCGAAAAAGCACAGAGCCGATGACGATGTGCAGGGGATGTAGGCGGCGATCGCCGGCACCGCGCGCAGCGCATTGCCGAGCAGCATCCCACCGAGCACAAGACCCAGCGCAGCCGCAAAGATCCAGCGACTTTTCATCATACGATCATCCAGTTCGACGAGCCGTCGCTGATCATCGGAATCGCGTCCTTATTGTCGGGGAAGCTGTAGGAGGATTGCCCGTCGATCGTCCCGGCGGCCGGCGTCACGGTGTGCGTGTCGCCATTGCCGAGCGTCGTTTTGAGGATCCACAAATAGCCGGAATTGCCGGCTGCGGCGCCCGGCAGAGTCGTGCCTTTCGCGCCGGCCGTCGCAGAGGTCCAATAGGTGATCGTCTGCGGGCTCGCCAATGTGACAGTGTGCGAGGTGCCGGTCGTCACGGCGTCGAGTGCAAAGCCGCCGCCAGCGCCGCCGCCAGTCGCGGCGACCGTGATTGAGCCGTGGCCATTGGTGATCGAGATCCCGCTGCCCGCGGTGATCGTCGCCTTGCTAAGCCCATTGCCAGAACTATTGCCGATCAGCAACTGGCCGTCTGTGTAGGTTGTCTGGTTAGTGCCGCCGTGGGCTTCCGTGACCGGCGTCGATAGGCTGATGGTGCCCGTCGTCGTGATCGGGCCGCCGGTGAGGCCGCTTCCGGTCGCGACGCTCGTGACCGTGCCCGTGCCGCTGATTAAGTGGCCGCCTGCGGTCGTGCCGTCCTGCAGACGCAAGGCGAGCAGATCCTCGTCGCAAACCAGCTCGCCCATCGGGCCGGTGTAAGCGGCCGGTGTTGGGCTATCGATCGACGATGAGCCTCTGCGGAGTTGAACTTTTCGGCTCAATCGCTCAGCCTCCCAAGGGCGTCTTCCAACGTGACGGGGTCGGCGCTACCGATGCGGCCCCAATCGCTGATGCCGCTGACGGCGTCGCCGAGTCTGCCCCAGTCCATCGAGGCGCCGGCCGCAAGGCCGATATCGACGGGGTCAACGGAAAGGCTTGAGGGAGACGCCCATTGCAGGATCGTGTCGGCGCCCTGGCTGGTCAGCACTTGGCCGGGGCCGCCTGGCAGAAGGGCGACCCAAGGGCCGCCGTCACTCATGATCAGCGTGCCCGCCTCGGTGCCGAATTTGCTGTCGAGCACCGTGTCGATTGCGGTTGCCGTCGGATCGGCCGGCGCGCCGGTGATATTGGCGACGATCGTGCCGTCGGGGGCGGGGCCGTCGCAGCCGCAACTCAGCGGCAGCGCATTATCGCAAGCGCTACCGCTGCCGCTGGCGCCTTGTAGCGCGCCGACGACGCCGATCCACGCCGCCGCGCCGCCAGGGTCGGGCACCGGGAAGGTCACATTTGACAGTGCCCCGGTGGTGACAAAATAATACCCAACCCCAGCGTTCCAGTCGCCGAGGAGATTCGAGCCGCCGTAAAGAATCTCGGTTTGGGCGTAGCCGCGCGGCGGCATATTGAAAACCCCGACGCCGGGCGGCATGATCGGCTGGCCTGGGAAAGCACTGCCAATGCTTGCCAGCGTGTCGCCTTGGAGAACCGGGTTGTTGTAATTTACAAAAAAGGCGAATGCGAAATCGCTGGCGTTTGTCGTCGATACGCTCGGCACCGACACATTGTTAGTCGGCGATCCGGGTATGTCTGTGGTGTTGGTTGCGGTGAAGAAGCCGGACGGATCCCACGGAGTCGTAGGGTTGATGCCGTCGACTGCGAAAACGTAGTAGATCGCCGAGCGGATATCGACGTTAAAGACGATATGAATATTGTGGTTCGTCAGCGGCGTCGGCGCGCGTGCGCTCCAGATTTCGACACCGACATCAGCGGGGCCGGCAAAGCCGGCCACCTGTTCGAGCTGCTGAAAATCCTTCGCGAAAGTCAGGCCCGCACTGGTGACGCTCGACACCGTCGGCGACCCGGCCATCGAATGGGTCACCGACGACGACGCGAAAAGGACGACGCGGGTGTTCGGCTGCGTCGTTGTGATCAAGACGTCGCCGGAGTTGCTCGTAACCTGCGGCGGCCCGAAGGGCGGGATTGGCAGTGCCTTTTCGACGATGGTGCGTGAGATGCCCCAGCCGTCAAGCCCTATTGCGCCCGCCCCGGCGCCCGCCGACATGGGCTCGACGCAACTGAGGAAACGGATTATCCAGTCGCTCTTCGCGCCGTCGGCGCGCAGCGCCAGATCGCATTGATAATCGACAAATTTGACCGCCGGCTGCTTGCCGATCGTGCCGTCGAGGGCGATGACGCAATGGTTGCTGCCGTCGCCCGGCGTCGTCTTGATATCGAGCGTGTAGCGGTCAAACGAGCTCGCGCCCGCAACGTAGGTAAATTTGTCGCCCGGGTCGGTCGAGTTCCACACGACCTGCGTGAAGCACTTCGTCAAGGTGACGGTGTAGCTGGTGCCGCTGTCGACATTCTGGATGTCGGCGCAGTCGTCGTCCTCGCCGGCGCCGGTCGTGACCGTCGCATCGACACTAGCCGACGGGCCGCTCTCGCAGACCGCGTTCTGTGCGGTGACAAAATAGGTCCAGGTTCCCGCCGCGAGGCCGCTATCGACCCAATTGAGCGCGCGCGTCGTGGCGATCAGCCCGGCGCCGCCAAAGCTGCCGCCGGGCCCGGCCGCGCGATAGACCTTGTAGACGACGACGTTGTCGGCCGGATCGTTGCGGTCCCACGAGAGATCGACCGCGCCGGCCATTGGCTCGGGGCTCGCCGCCAGCCCGGTCGGCGCCGCCGGACAGCCGCCGGTCTGCGTGCCAAAACCGTGGCCGCACGGCGTATAGGTGTAAATCGTAAGCGCCGAGATGTCCTGGACGCCCTCGCCGAACCGATTAAATGACTGGAATTTGAAAAAAAGCTCTTTGCCGATGTACTGCGCCGGCAAATTGTAGACGAGCAGCGACGGCGTCGTTTGTGTCGCCGAGGACGACAGGTCGATCCGGGTGAAAAACGATCCTGCCGCCCAGCCGGCCGGCGTCGAGCCGTAGAGGCCGCGGCGCAAATAGCTGAGGTCGTAGAGGTACGGCGCCGAGCCGGCGACCGCGTGGCCATAGGCGAGCAGCTCGCCATCGCACGGCGCGGTGGTCGTAAACGGCTCGGTGACATAGCACAAGGTGCGGCCGAAATCGGCGTCGTCGTGCGTCGCGTTGAGGTCGAGCGAGCCGAAGCTCTCGCTGAGATCGACCGCTATGGTGTCGGCAGTGTCGGGATCGACATGGTCCGCCAGCGGCGCGGTCAGCACCCCCTGGCGCGCCGGGTTGGTGATCTCGCCGATCGGGTTGAAATTGACCCCGTCGAACGCGAGGAAAACGTTGCAGCCGCCCCAATTGGCGCCGCCCGAGGCGGCGATCCACACCTCGGCCTGGTGACCGACGATAAACGGCGCCTGCGGCTCGAGGATCGCCGGCGGGTTGACATTGCCGGGGTCGGCGAGCGCGTTGACGCGGTTGACGATCGGCTCGGGCGCCTGCGCGGTGTTGCCCGAGGCGTTGCCGAGTGCGCCGGGAAACTCCTCGGCGATGACGGTCCAGACGCCGTCTTTGTCCTCGTCGAGCTGCTTCACTCGCACCGGGAAGCGGTCCATCCCGAGATGCGGCTCGGTCAGGGTCAGCAGGTCGCCGGGCTCGAGCAGGCAAAATTCCCAGCCGAGCCGAAAAGTGATGTCGCCGTTGCGGAGGTAGGCGTTGCGCTGGCCGATGAGCTGCGCGACCGTCTGGCCGACGCTGATCTCCTTGATGTCGTGCGCCTCGACCGAGGGCCCCGGCAGCACGCCGTATTGTCCAATCAAGCCATCGTCGCGCCACTCGATCGGGAAGGCCTGGTAGGAATAGCCGCGGTAGAGGATCTCGAATTTGATGCTGTTCGGCGCCGCCGCCGGGTCGATGCGCCTGACCGAGACCGGCGGCTCGGGGCTCTTGCCTTCGGTTCCCGAGGCGCTGACGACAAAATCCTCGTAGCCGAGGTCATAGGCCGGCGTCAGATTTGGCGTGTAGCCGGCGCCAAAGCCGACGACCGGCGCGTCGCCGAGCGGGACGAATTTGAGCGCGCCGCCCGACCAGAAGATCCAGCTATTGGTGACCGTCGCCCAGCGGTCGATGATCGAGCGGACTTGCTCCTGGCTCTCCAATGTTGGCGAGAGCTTCAAGCCCTGCGCGAGGCAATAGGTGCCGTAGAGCGTCCAGCTCGGCGCGTCGATAAAACTGCCCGGCTGCCCGACCGCTGGCCCGAAGCCGACGCCATATTGCGGGTTGGTCAGAAAATCGTTGATGACATCGGCCGGGTTGGCGTCGCCCTGGAGGCCGTCGGCGATCGTGCCGGAAAAGGTCCCGATGACCTCGAAGCCGTAATTCGGCAGCGTCGGCGAGCTGCCGAGATCGAGATTGCTATCGGCGATATAGGCGGTCGAGGAGTAGCTCAGCGCGTGGCTCGGCGACGCGGTCGTGAGCCAGCCCCACACCGCCTGGTCGCGCGTACCGAGAAAGAGCGTGTTCGGCACATAGCCTTGCGCCGCGGCCTGCGCGTAATCCATCGAGTCGCGGCTGCGCCAGGCGGTGCCGAGGCCTTGGATCGGCCCCTCGCAAAGCGCCATGATCACCGCGGCGCGGTAATCGTAGCCGGTGATATTGCTCTTGCCGCCCTTGCCGCCGCCGCCCTTGCCGCCGCCGCCCTTGCCGCCGCCCGAGGTCTGCGGGATCGCCTGGAAATTGCCGGTATCGATTAGATTGGGCGCGACGCGAAATTTGCCCCAGCCGATCGGGATCGGCAGCCCTTGCGCGCTCGTCTGAACATCGAGCTGCGTGTATTTGGTGATGGTGTTGGCATTGCCCTTGCGGCCTTTGCCAAGAAACCCCGACATCGCGCTAGTAGGGGCTGAACCACTTGACCGGCCGCCACAGCAGCGCGCCGTTGATCAGGCGCTCGCGCACGACAATCCCGTTGAGCTGCAGCGCATGGATGATCTCGCCCTCGCGGCAGAACGGGTTCGGGTCGTCGCGGAACGGGCTCGCCAGGATCGCGCCGTGCGAGTAGCAGCGGCCGAATTTCCACACCCCGACATCGCCCGGCGCCGGCTGCTCGATCTCGCGGCCGTAGCGTAAGAGGCCGTCGATATAGAGCTCGGCGTTGCGGTGCAGGTGCCAGCCCGACGGGTAGGGCCGCGGATCGACAAACGGGACGACGCCGGCGGCCGAAAACGCCGCCGCCAGCAGCATGACGCAATCGACGCCGACGCCCTTTGTCATCGTCGCGTGCAAAAACGGCGTGCCGAGCCACTCGCTCGCCGCGTCGATGACCGCCTGGCGGCGATCGTCGCTAGGCGGCATAGCTGGCGTCGGGTACGAACGGAAAGCCCCTGTAATGGAGCTGGTTGCCAAAATCGCCGGTGCAGGTCGCCAAGGTCTTGTCGCAGCCGCGGATGGCGGTGAAGGCGTCGCCGGCGCCCGGGTCGACGTAGAGCGGGTAGACCAGATAAAGGCCGCTGCCGTCGGCGTCGCGGATCGAGCGGATTTGCCCCGCGTTGGCGCCGCTGGTAAACGTGATCGAGCCGCCGCGATAGGTCGGGCCGGCGCCGCCCCAGGCGATAAACGAGCGCGACGAGCCACCGCCGACGGCGCCGGCGACGGTGAAATTGCTCGCCAGCAAGGTGCAGCCGGTGTCGCAAAAGGTATGCTGACAGCCGGTCTGGAACACGTTGCGCGGCGCGTATTGCGACATGATCACCACATCGCCGCAGACGGTGATCTTGGCGCCGGTGGCGTTGAGATCGATGTCGGCAATGCGGCCGGCGTAGAGCGTGATCGGCGGCCCCAATGAGGTGTCGCCGGGGAACGTCATCGGCAGGCGGTCGAGCTCCAGCCGGCCGCCGTCGAAGGCGCCCTGCCAGATCGCCTGCTTGACATTGCTGCCGCCGACAAAATCGGTGTCGATCGCCGACAGCATGATTTCGAGCTTGGGCGTCTCGGCGGTGTTGCGGATCGACAAGGCCGAGCGCTCAAGGTTGGGCGATTGCGCCAGCCAGGTATTGCCGCCCCAGCTCACATCGATATCGAGCGAGGTCCAGCGCAGCACCGAGCCGCCCTTGAGGGTCAAGGTGAACAGGTCGGCGTAAAACCCCGCCGCGCGGCTGGCGAAAAACGCCTTTGCCGCGTCGCTCGCTTGCCTCATCGCCGCTAGGCGTCGACCGATTGCAGGACTGCGGCCGAGAGGGTCGTGAACGTCACATAAAAGGCGCGCGAGGCGTTCTGCGCGATCGTCATCGTGCCGTTGAGGGTCCAGCCGGTATTCGTCGTGACCGTCCAGACGTGGTTTGCCGAGCTTTCGTTGACGATGCGCAGCTTGTAGCGCATGCCGGCGACGGCATTGGGGATCGCCGCAACCAAATTGCCGACGGTCGGCAATTGCGCGTTGGCGTCGCCGCCCATCGTGCCGGTCATCGCCAGTGACACCTCGACGGTGCCGCCCGAGACATTGGCGCCGGTCAGGGTCGTGCCGCTGGTCGCCGAATTGGTGTTGTAGGCGACCGGCTGTGTGAAGGTCGGCAGGCTCGCAATCGTCCAGGCGCCAGCGGCATTGCAGACCGCCCAGCCGGCAAAGCCGACCGGCAGGGTTGCGCCAGTGCCGCTCGCAAACCCGTTGACCGTGTCGCTGCCATTGCCAAACAGCTGGACGGGGTTGCCGGCCGAATTTTCGACCCATACCGCGTCGCCGGCGGCCGCGGCCTGAAATTTTACCGAGTCGTAAGGCGAGGACGACGCGGTCGCGGTCGTGATGTTGTTGACCTCTTTGGTCAGGACGGTCGCGCTCGCCTGGCCGCCGCCCGAGAAACCCGTCACCGCAGTCGATGAGGAATGCGTCAGCAACCCTGACAAGGTCAGGCCGGCAAAGCTCGGCGAGTTCGCGGTGGCGATCAGCGCGCCGGTCGAGATTTGCAGCCAGACCGCCGCGCTCGCGGTCGCGTCGGTGCACACCCAGGCCCGCGCCGGCGAGGCAGTGGTGTTGATCCACATCGACCCGGGCGCATAATCGACGGTCGAATCAGCGCCGACCGACGGATCGGCGGTGGCGCTAAAGTTGTTTCGCCCGCCGGGCAGCTGGGTAAATCCCATCTGCAACAGCGCGACGATGTCGAGCAGTTGGATGACGGTTACGAACCCCTGCGAGTCGACCGTGAAGGAATTGCCGGTCAACGGCAGCTTGAAGGTCGAACTGGCGGCGACGCTGGCGGGTGCTTGCAAGACAACGGACATTGGGGAAAACCCTTATGGTTCGGGCCGCACGCTTTGGAGCACGACTTTTTTGATCATCCAGAAGCCGGCGCCGTCGGCGCCGGCAAAACGCTCGAAGTCCAGCGAGTCGCTCTGAAAGCGGACGCGGTGATAGATCCAAAGATCGGCGGTAATGACGACGCCGCCGATCGGCGGCGACGCAAAGGCGATCTCGACCGCGCCCGGGCTGCCGGCAACGGTAAAATCGACGCCGAGCGTCTGCTTGACGCCGTTCAAATAAACCGAGCTGGCGACGGGGTCGAAATTGCCGACCGGCTCGGTGATCGTCGCGCCAAAGCCGGGGTCGCCATAGGTGCGCGTGACGAGAAACGAGCTCGTCACGCCGTCGGCGATCGCGATCGCCTGGCCGATGATGTGCGTGTCATCGGGATCCTGCAAATAGAACGGCAGCCGCGAGCCTTGCGCGGCAAGAAAAAACCCTTGCAGGCGGCGCATTTCGCTCTGGATCGCGGCCCACGGGAAATCGCGGAGCAAATCGTAAGTGAATTCCCACTCCCACATCGGCTGCGCCCAATAGCCGACGCGCACCTCGCGGCCCGAGACGTGGCTCTGGACCGAGGTCGAGCCGGCCTTTGGCCGGCGGATCAGGTTCCACGTCAGCCCCGGCAAATCGATCGGATAGATCGGCGGGTTGGGGAGGCCCATTTAGGCCGGCATCCGCAGCGCGCCCGAGCGCGCCTGCGCGTTGAGCCAGGTCAATAGGTCGTTGCCCTGGCGTGAGATCAGTCGCTTGAGGTCGGGCGCCGCCGGCGCGTTGACGGTCGGCGCGTAGTGGAAATTCATATCGCGCGCGCCGCCGCCGCTCGCCGCGGTAGTGATCGCGCTCGGCGCCGGCGCCGTCGGGATCGACCATTGGCCGCGGCCGCCCATCAGTTGCTCGAGGCCGAGGGTCCATTTCGCCGGCAGCACCGCCTCGTTGGGGTGCGCGATGATCATCTGGCCGCCCTTGCCGTCGGCGACATGGCCGCTGCCGTCGACGAGCAGCCCGCCGGCGGCGCTGACGATGCCGCCGGCATCAAAGGTCGTGCCGAGGATCGAGGGCTTGGCGAGCTCGGCCGATTGGATCGCGGTCAGCGTGCCGATCGCCGCGACCACCGAGGCGTCGCCGGCGGTGACCGCGCCGACAACCGTCGCGTCGCCGGCGGTCACCGCGCCGGTCACCGCGGCGGTCTGGCCGGTGATCGCGGTCACGATCGGGGCCGTCTGTGTCGCGGCACCTATGCCTGCATTGGCGGCCGAGCCAAACAGCGACGAGGTGATCTTCTCGCCGATCTGGTCGAAAATTTTGCCGATGCCGCTGGCATCGAGCGCTTTGGTCAGGACCGTATCGAGCGCCTTGGTTTCCTGGCGCTCGACAAACGAGCCGATCGCCTGGCCGGGGCTCTGCTTGCCCCACGCGGCGCCGACAATGCCCTGCGAGAGCGAGCCCGCGAGTTCCTTGTCGATCGCCTGCGCGCGCTGCCTTTCCTCCTGGTCGGCCTTGTCGCGAATCCGCTGGATTTGCTCGTCGGCCCTGGCCTCGGCTTCGATCCGGCGGCTGGCGACATCGGTAGCGAGCTTTTCGATGCCGGCGGCTCTTTTTGCCTCGTCGTCGAGGATCCGCTCGGTTTGCGCGCGGTGGAACTCGACGATGCGGATCTCTTGGTCCGCCGCCTCGGCGGCGGTGATCTCGCCTAACTGGCGGCGGCGCTCGACCGCCTGCAATTGCGTCGTCTCTTTTTGCTGGTCGGCGCGGCGCTCGGCCTCCTCGGTCTTGATCGCCGCGGCGGCGGCCTGCTCGGCAGAGCGCTGTTGCAGCGCGATCAGCTGCTTCTCGCTCTCAAGAGCTTTGAGTTGCAGCGGGTCGCCGCCAGTGCGGAACTGGTCAGCAATCTTGTCGGCGCCGGCCGCCTTGGCCTCGTCGGCGTAGCGATTGCGGATCGCCTGCGCCTGCTCGGCCGTGCGCTCGAGCATCGCAATTTTTTGCTGCTCAAGCCCGGTGGCCTCTTGCTCGTTTTGTTTCGCCTTCTGGATGCCGACATCGTAGCCGGCCGACTCGATCTTGGCCCACTCCTCGAGCGCTTTGAGCTCGCGCGTCAGCTCCTCGTTCCGCTCCTTGTAGGGAAATGGCGCCGGGGTGACGGTCTTGCCGCCCTCGCCGCCCTCGGCGGCCAGCCACGGCCACGGCGCCGTCCCGCGCTGGCGCAGCAACGCCAGCGCGTTGATGTCCTGCGCTTGCGCCGAGAAGTCGGAGCGGCCGGTAATCGCCGCCATTTCGGCATAAGTGCCGGGCTGGAAACCGTAGCCGCCGGCGGCGTGGCTTAGGCCGCCCGGCCCCATAAACCCTTCCCATTGCGGGAAGGCGCTAAGGTCGCTGATGTGGCGGCCGCCCGGGCCGTGCAGCAGGTCGTACTGGCCGCCGCTCTCGTGCTGTTTGATGCGGTCGAGCAGCGCTTGCTCTTCCGGGGTCGGATTGAACCCGCCGCTGCTTCTGCCGCCCTCAAGGGCGCCGAATGGCGAGCCCTCGCGGCGCCCGCTGGTGTCGCCGCTGCCGCCGAGGAACGGGTGCTCCTGCGTCCACTCTGGCGGCACGAGCTTGGCGCCGACGCCGGAATGCGTGCGGATCCAGTCGTCGATTTGTTTGAAGGTGTCGCCAATCTTGGCGAAGTTGTCGCGGATTTCTTGGATGTTGAAAAAATCGCGAAACATCGTCCCGAGGCCGCCGCCGCCGGCGGTTTTGATGAATTCCTCCAGCGCCTTTGTGGCCTGGATGATCGGGTCTTTAAACTCGGTGACGATGGTAATTCCGAGGCCCTGAAACGCGCCCTTCAGCTCGTTGATGCTGCGCGCCTCTTCGGCCAGCGTCTTGATCTGCTCGGCGGTCGGCGCGAGGCCTATCCGCCGCGCCGTGTCCTCGAGCTCTTTGAGGCTTGCCGAGCCCTCCTTGAGCGCCGGCACCAGCTCCTGCGACATGCGGCCGGCCATGACGCGAAATTCGGCGGCGCCGACGCCGGGGTTGGCCGAGTCGGTGACAAATTTTTTGTAGGCGTCGGCGAGCGGCCCCTCGATAAACGCCTGGACGTCTTCAAGCCCCTTTCTCAGTTGCTCGGGGCCGATGCCCCAGGCCTGGAAATTGAGCGCCTGGGTGCCTTTCGGGCTTTCGAGCGCCGCCAGCATGTTCTTTTCGAGCATGAGCAGCGCGCGGCCAGCCAGGTCGGCGTCGCCGCCGACCAGTTGCAGCGCGCCTTGCAGCCGCGCGAACCGCTCTGGCGCAACCCCGACCGAGGCCGAGACATTTTCGATGCGCTCGCCCATCTCGGCGATGCGCACGACGCCCTCGACCAGCGCCTCGGCGCCGAACGCGACGCCGAGCACCCCGGCGAGCTCTCTGACACCGCCGATCGCGCCCGCAACGCCGGCCTGAAGACCGGCTACGCCGGCCTGGATGCCGCCAAATACCCCGCCGCTCTCGCCGGCGCCCTTGAGCTCTTTCGAGAGGCTGGCGACCTCGCCGCGCGCGGTCCCGAGCTTGGCCGCGAATTGCTCAAGGTTGGCGAGCTGCGAGGCGTCGCCGCCGACAACGGCGCCGGCCGCCTGGCGCACCTCGCGGCCGTAGGCCGCGACCTCGGCGCGCGCGATCGCGAGCTGCGCCTGCAGCGAGCTGACGTCGGCGGTTATGCTGATCGAAAGATTGTCAGCCATTAACGCTGAATTTTCTGCCTATCCCGGCGCCGGCCGATTAAGCTGCTTGTCGCCATGATTTTGCTGTCAGCCGTCGCCGTTGTTTGCCTGCTGGTGCTGATCGCGCGATCGAGCGCGCGCGGCGCCCGCCGGGCGCGTCGCATTCCATGCGCGGAGTGCGGCGAGCCGCTGCTGCCGGCGGCCCGGGTGTGCCCCAATTGCCGCAACCACGTGCCGCTGACCGGCGCCGCTGCCATGCGCGAGCGGCTCTGGCGCGCTTAATCGAGCAGCGACCAGTCGAGTTTTTTGGCGGCGGCGGCGCCCGGCGGCGGCGTCTTGCGCGGTTTGAGCCCGAGATAGGCGGCCGCAAGGGTTTCAAGCCGCGGGTGGTCGGCCCAATAGCGCAACTGCGCGGCATACATCGGCAAATTCCAGCGCTGCCAGATTGCCGCCGGCGAGCCGCCCTCCATGCCGCCGGCGGCTAGCTCGGCGACGATATAGTCCCAATCGCCGTCGAAGGGCTCGGAACCCCCGTCGCCGGGGGCCCCTCGTTTCCCGCGTCGGGCTCACCGGTTCGGCGCACCAGGCCGGAGCAGATCAGGAGCTCATCGATCCCGAGCACGACGCCGCGGCGCTCGTCCTCGGCGACCGGCGCGCCGGTTGCCGGGTCGAAGCGCGCGACGCGCAGGCGCTTTTCGAGCTCGGGCAGGGTGAGCTCGGGGCGGCTTTCGATCAGGATCGCGGCGATGACCGCGAGCGAGGCGGCGGCCTGGCCGACCGAGTCGCCGGCGAGTTCGCGCGCCTGGATTGCCGGCCAGGCGCGCTTCAAGGTCGCGAAATTGAGGATCAGCGGCAGCGCGATCTCCTCGCCGCCGACCGAGACGGAGATGGTTTCAGCCATAGGGGTGAGAAACCCGCTGGGGGGCCGCTAGGGCGCGGCAAGGGGAGGGCGCGGCCACAGCCGCCCGAGTCGCTTGAGGCTATCGGGCGGCCGCCGGGCGCGAAAGCAGGGGGGCTTAAAGGTCGGTGTCGATCTCGCCGATCGAGCCGCCGATGTCCTGGGCGATTTCGAACTCGAAATCCGCCATTTCCCAATCGTCGAGCTTGGTGGTGAATTTGAGGTTCGTCGCCATGCAGCGCGGGAAGGTCCACAGCGCCGAGCGCCCGTCATACGCCATGTTGACGACCGCCGAGAAAATCGGCTGGGTGCCCATCAAAGGGTTGCCAAAGGTCATGCGCGTGCCGCTGGTGGCGTCGGTCCAGGTGTAGGAGACGTAAACGTCGACCAGGCCGGTCGTCGGGTTCTGGTCGGCCGCGGTGAACGGGCTCACAAAGGTATAGGCGCCGGCGGCGGCGGTGTAATCGCCGGTCGCGCCCGGCACCGTCGGGTCGAAACCAACCAAGGGCCGACCCGACCATTTCACATAAACCCCGGCGTCGGCGACAAAACTCGCGGCGTTGGCGACGGTCGCGGCGCCGGCGACGCCAGTCACGAGCTCGTTATCGGCAAACCGGATGCGGCTGCCGGTCGTCAGCGAGGTCGAGGTGTCAGTGCTGTTGAAAAACAGGTCAAACAGCAGGCGGCCGCGGAATCCCGCATACTTGGCCGTGATTTTTGGCGTCGTCTTGCCGGCAGCGAGCGCGATCGGGTAGCGCTTCTGTCCAAAGAGGGGTTTGGCGTCGGTTTTGAAGTCGGGCGAGCACTCCTGCAGTACCCCAAAGCGGATTGGCGTCGCACCACCGATCGCGGTCGCGACGAGCACGCCAGCGCCAAAACCTAGCTGGTCGGCGAATGCGGACATGGGTCAACTCTCCTGGAATGAGATCATGGAATGGCGGCGCCGGGCGGGCTGGTGCCCGGCAGGAAAATTCTGATCGGCACGATCGCCTTGGCCTGGCCGTCGAGATCGCCGGGGTCGACGGTATATTTGCCGGCCACATAGCAGTCGCGGACGAGGCCGCCGAGCGTGTTCGCGGTGCCGTAGGGCCGCGGTCGCAGCACCGCCTCGACGATATCGATCAGCGCGTCGACCGCGTCCTCGGGGATGCCGTCGGCGCCGGCGACCGAGTAGAGCACGACATCGGCGTCGAGATAGATTTCCGGCGGCAGCCCGCCGGTCGTCGTGAACGTCGCCGCGCTGGTCTTGCCGCGATAGAGATAGTCGCCGCCGATGTGGCGCAGGAACAGCGCCGGCAAGGCGGTCACTTGCGGCCACGGTTTGAGGCGGCGCCCGACAGTCTGAAACCCGCCGAAGATCGGGATGCCGGCGTTGGCCGCGGTGGCCGGGGTGTCCATTGTCGCGTTGCCGCTCGCCGGATCGACGCTGGCGATCTCGGTGCCGGCGGCGATGCCGGGGCCGAACAGCGGCAGGCCGCGGCGCAGATTGGCAAACGAGCTCACCCCATAGAGCGTCGGGTCGCCGGCGAGCGTCGCGGCGGTAAAGCTCGCGTTGCAGCCGGAAACGAGCAGATCGAACAGCGCGGTCAGGATCGCGCGGCGGTCGAGCGGCGGTGAGTAATCAACCACGCGGCCGCACCATTGTCGGGCCTACGACGAGCGTGTAGCCCGTGCCCCAAATCGTATCGACCGCGAACGGCGGCGCGATCGGCGCCAGCGCTTTGCGCAATTTGCAGATGTGCACGTCGAGTGTCTTGTCGCCTGGCGGATCCAGCTCATTGCCCCAGAGCAACTGGCACAGGCTATCCTTGGTCACGAGTTTGCCGCGCCGCCGCCATAGGATTTTGACGAGTTCCCATTGCGTGCCGGTCAGGCGGCACCAGGCGCCGGCGGCGCCGTGCACCACCCGGCGATCCTCGTCAAACAGCGGCGCCGGCAACCCTTCGTCCTCAAGCCGCGCGCCGCATTGCTCGCAGAACGCCAATTTTACCCGGCCCCCGCCGGCGGCCGGCCTTTGCCGCGGGCGATTAGCGCGATTTCGACGATCGTCCGCTTTTCGGCAGTACTGCCGGGCGCCAGGTAGCAGAACGCGTGGTGCGGCGCGCAATAGGCCGAGCCGGGCTTTTGCGGCGCGCCGCAGAGATCGCCGCCGTCGAGAATATAGCGGCAGCGCGCGTCGTCGATCGGCGCGTCGTCGATCGGGGTCATTCCATCGCCTCGCCGAGCGCGGCGCGCAGCTCCTCGATGATCTCGCCGCGCATCTCGTCGAGCGGCCCGCGCAGGTAGCGGCGCTCGGCGATATCGAGCCGGCGCGAATAGGCGCGAACAAAGACCTCGCGCGGCGCCACCAGGCGCCCCCAAAAATGCGAAAGGCTTTGGCTGTGCGCGGTCACCCGGGCGCTGCCGTGCGCGCCGTATTCGAGCGCCGCGCCCTTGCCGTGCTCGCTGCTGCCTCGAGCGACGACCTTGACGCGGCCGACGACGCGATCGGCGCGCTGATCGACAAAGGGCTCGGTTTCGCCCTTGAGGCGCCCGGTGCGCTCGGGCTCGGCGCCCTCGACCCGGCCATAGAGCTCGGCTGTCAGCGCCGCGATGCGGGCCTGGAGCGCGGCGCGCGCGCGCTCGGGGAATTGCTCGAAGCGCAGCGCGACGCGCCGCTCGCCGTCGATCTCGATGCCGAATTCGGGCATCAGCCAAATCCCATCAGGCGACCGTCGCGGCGCGGTAGGTATCGAGCACCGCCTGGACATCGGCCGGCATCGGCCCCATCAGTTTGGGGTTGCCGACATACCATCTGCTGGTTCCGAGGCCGGGCTGCTCGAGCTCGGTCAACACCGGGTCGCGGCCGCGCACAAACCAGCGGTTTGTGACGAGCCGCAGCGCCGCGTCGATGATATCGGCCGGGATCTCGTTATAGCCGCCGTCGTAGGCGACGATGACCGGCAGCGCCTCCCACACCGTGCCGACGCCGGTAAACGGGTTTAGCCGGATCAGCTGGCCGGCGTCGAAATCGACGGCATAGTCCTGGCCGGCCTGCAGCGGCTGCGTCGCGCCGGAAAGCCCGCCCCCCGCGATCCGCTGCATGACCGAGCTGATATCGACGACCGGCCAGCGCGAAAGCTGCAGCGGCGCGACCCCGCCGGGCGTCTGGTACGGGTAGGGGTCCTGCTGGATATAGATCGTCTCGCGCACGCTCTCGACCGCAAACGGCCGCTTCACATAAGACTGCATGACCGCGCTGACCTGGGTGATCGCCCGCGCGAGAAAGCCGTCTTGCGTTTCGTCGGCCGGGTCGAGCTTGAGCTCGTCCTTGACCGTATCGAGGTCGACCAAATCGTAGCTGAAGGCGGCCGAGAGCACCTCGACGATCGCCTGCGCCGCCATCGGCTACCTCCGGTCAGGCAGCCGGCGGCGCGAGGACCTGGATTTGAAACCAGGCCTCTTCCTCGAACGGCACCGAGACGCCATTAGCGCGGACCTCGACGCTGTAAAACCCGGCCAGCAGCGGCGCCATTGTCGCGAGGACCGGCCCCGCGATCGCGCGGAAAGCCCCGGGCGCGTTGAGTACTGTCCAGGTGCAATGCACCGGCTGCTGGTCGACCGACCAGGCCGACATCGCGCCGACCGTCGTGTTTGCCGGCGCGCCGGCCGCGACCGTCGCTTTATCCAGGCTCAGCATGGGTTGCCCGGCCTAGATGTTTTCGAGGACGCGGATCCGCACCGCCGCCGCGGTGATCGTGTTGCTATTGCTCAGGAACAGCTTGGTCACATCGGCGGTGAACGGCTTCGCCATCGGGCTGTCGGTGTTCCAGACCACCTGCTTTTTAGCGGTCAGGTTGACGGTGTTGCCCGGGCTGCCGGTCGAGTTGGTTTTGACGACGATATTCTGGTCGGAATAGAGCACCATCGACTGGATCTTGGCGACGGTGATCTGCAGGTCGTATTCGCTGTTGACCGCCCCGGCCGCGAGCGCGGTGGCGCCGCCGAGGTCGAGATCATTCTCGGCGTCGCCGATGTAGGTGTCCGTGGTGCTGGTGATCGTGCCGGCGTCGGTCTTGTAGGTGACGCCAAGCGTGTGTGTGAAACCCGCCATGACGCGGCTCCTCTAAGCTCAGTGAAAAATCAGGTGGCCGACATCAGGAACGAGGCGCGAAAAACCGTGTCCTTCGTGTCGCTGTTGGTGACATTGATCGTCGATATCGTTTGCGTGATCGGGTTCGTGACGGTGCCCATCGTCGTATTGTTCCACCCCAGCGCCTTGGCGGTGGCCAGGTCGAAAGTCTGGCCGGTGTTGACGCTGCAGGCGGCCTGCGTCGAATGGAAAACCCACGAGAGAATCTTGGTGTGGTCGATCGAGCCGGAAAACACCTCGCGGGTCGCGCCGGCCAGCACGGTCTCGTCGATGTCGACCGAATAATCGCCGGTGATCGTCGTCGCCTGGTCGGCCGGCAGCGCCGGCAAGCCGGAGGGCTTAACGGTCAGAGTCCAGCCATGCGTAGCAGCCATCGTTTTTTCCTTCCTTCAGGGACAAAAAAAGCCCCCGGAGGGGGGCTGAGAAAAATCGTTGCGGCGCCCGCCGCGCTAGGTCATCCCCACGGCGAGAACCCCGTCAGCGTGCTGTCGGAAACGACCGTGCTCACGTCCAGGGTCATAGCGTCCCCAGAGGTCAGCAACGACGCCGCCGGCAGCAGCGCCGTGCCCGGGGTCACGGTGAGTGAAAATCCTCCCGAGCCGGTGGCTGGGCTGCCGCCCGCAGAGCCGTTCCAGTTCCACTGGGTGTCCAGGGACCCGGCGGCGGTCATGCCGGTGAACCAGATCTTGCCGTTGTCGGCGTCATAGGCGCAGACGGTCCAGTCGCCGCTCGCGACGGCGTGAGTCCACCGGGCGTTCACCGCCAAGACTGTGCCGTTGTTCTGAATTGCAGAGGTAGTGTTCACCCCAGTGACTTGCGCGTAGGAGATCCAGCCGTTGGCGTCGCTCGCGCCGACGTAGCTGCTCGTCGGCTCGGTCTTGGTGCAGATCGCGCCGGTTATGTAGCTGCTGTTTCCTACCGTGCCCGAGACCCGGAAGTACCACTTGCCGGAGGTCTTGCCGGTCCCGGTGCCAATGACGGACTTCCAGCCGGCCCCGCTGATGGTTGCGATCAGATTGCCGCCAGAGAGCGCGATCGCGGCGTCCTTGTTTGCCGGGTCCCAGGTCGTGGGCGGCGTTGCCGGCTTGAGCGCCAGCGCCGGGACCAGGATCATGCCGCCGTGTCGCCGGCGATGACGAAGTGATCGGTCGCATCGGAGGTCACCGAGATCGCGCCGTTCTGCCCGGCGATGCTGAGCTGCGACTGGCGGTTGACGACCGTGCTCGTGCCGTCGCCCTGTGTCGTCACCTTCCCGGTGCCCATCTGCAGCAGCAGGCACGCAAAGCCCGCCGCCACGGTGGCGTGCGGAATCGTGACGGTGACCGCAGAGCTGCTGGTGTATCGGACGATGCCGCCATTGTCCGCGGCGGCCAGCGTGTCCGTGGTTCCCGACACCGAGCGCACAGGAGCCACCGGCAGGCGCGCCGCATCCAGCGTGCCCGAGGAGATGTTGCTCGCGTTTGTCGTGTCCGTCGTGGCCGAAGCCGCCAAGCCCGAGACATCGCTCGCCGCCGGCTGCCCATAAGTTACAACGCCACTGGTGTTGATCCCGGTGGCAAATTGATGCGAGCCCGCCGCGCTGCTTTTGACGCCGCCCAGAGTGGACGCGCCAGGAGCCGGTAAACGCGCGGCCCCGAGCGTGCCGCTGCTGATGTTTGTCGCATTGGTCGTGTCGGTCGTTGCCGATGCAGCCAGACCAGAGACATCTGCGGCGGCGGGTTGCGCAAAAGTCGGGTTGCCGCTCGTGTCGATGCCGGTCTGGAACTGGTGACTTCCTGCCGATGCGCTTTTGACGCCACCGAGCGTCGATGCGCCAGGAGCAGGCAGCCGCGCTGCCGGCAGGGTTCCGCTCGAAATATTCGCCGCGTTGGTCGTATCTGTCGTCGCGCTGGCTGCCGGCGACGAGCCGTTGATCTTGACGACCGTCGCGGCTTGCGGTCCCGTCCCAGGCCCCGCGGTGACGTCGCCGGTCAGCTGCGTGATGCCGCTGCCGCCGCCACCCACCTTAAAGGTGCCATCGCCCGCGAGCACCATTGTCCCGTCGCCGCTCTCGCCGAGAATGGCCTCGCGCAGCGAAACATCGATGGACACTCCGAGCCTGGCGCCCTCGGCACTGGTCGAGAACTTGGTGTCCAGGTCAGCCATTTAGGTGACCTGGTCGCTGCAGATATCGATGCGCAAGCTCGTCGAGCCGGCATAGGTGCCGGTTGAGGCGTATTTGACCCGCAGTTGCGAGCCGAGAATGCCGTCGACCGCGCTGTTGGCCGAGAGCGCGCCGTCGCTCGGCGTCGCGATCGAGGTCACCGGCGTCGCCGCGCTCAAATTGAAGATCCGGCGCGCGCTCGAGGTCGTGAAATGGAAATTGGCGATGTCGGTCCACGTCAGACCGCCGTCGAGCGAAGTCTGCACATAGGCGTCGGCCGTCGTGCCGCCCGAGCCATAGGTGAAAGTCGCCTGGATCGCGAGGTTGCGCGGCGCGCCGGTGAGCGGCAGCACCGGGCCGGCGGTCGCGGTGACCGCCGCGGTGATCGTCAGCGGCTGCAGCAATGCGGCCATCAAATATCCCTTTTGCGATAATGCCGGTGCGGCCGGGTAGGCGGCGGATCCTCGGACGCGACGCCAGCCCCGGCGGCGGTTAGGCCGTCATAGGGGCTGGGGCGGACCTCGCCGTTCCCGGCCGCGACCTGTTGCGCGGCGAGCTCGTCGGGCAGCACCCGCTCGTCGCCGCAGCGAATCCCCTCGCCGGCGAGGTCGCGCGTGAATCGGATCAGTTTCATTTTCAGAAGAGTCCAGAGCCCCAAAAGAGCCAGGCGGCGAACACCGCCGTCAGCAGCGCGCTATAGGCACATTCGCCGGCAGATTTCGCGCGCATCCCGCCGGTCGCCGCGGCGCTGAGATGCCCGATCGTCCCCAGGACGAGGAGCGCCAGCCAAACCCAGCGCATTCAGCCGTTCTCGACGAGCGGCGGCCCGAATAGGGTCTCGATCTGGCCGGTGTATTCCTTCTCGCCGACATGGATCAGGTTGATCGTCGGATCGAACCAGACGCGGCCGCCGACCTCGCGCCACGAGCGGCAGAAATCATAGTCCTCGCCCGGCTCGTCCGGGTCGTCGTGCGGAAACCTGAAAAAGCGGTAGTAATTGGCACGCTCGGCGTCCGACATTTTCGGGTCGCCGTTCAGTTTCCACTCGGGATGCGCGGCGATCAGCTGCTCGAAGACCGAGCGCTCGATTTTCATAAAGGCAGTGCCGACGCTCTCGACCTCGATCGCGCCCATCTCGTCCTGGGTCAATTCGCGGCCGAGCCAGCGGCAGCACCACTTGCGGATATCGCCGTCCTCGAGCTCGACTTTTTTGGCGCCGACCCCGGCGATGAGCGGCTGCTTTGAGGCCAGCAGCCGCACGATGTCGTTCTCGTCCCAGCCCATGTCGTCGTCGATAAAGACCAGGTCGGTGTGGTCCGAGGCGAGAAACGTCGCGACGAGCTCGTTGCGCGCGCGCGGCAAGTTGCTGCAGCCGACGACTTGCTGGAAATAGGCGGCAATGCCGAGCTTCATCAAATGCGCGGTCGTGCGGATCGCGGCGTTGGTAAACTGGCGGCAAGGGTGCCGCGCGATCGGCGTCGCGATAAAGACGCGGCGCGATCTGGCGCGCTTGAGGCGCGCGACCATCGGCACAGGATCCGCGAGCGCCTCGATCGCCCTGGCGCCGGTCGCCGCGGCGCCGGCGAGCCAGTCGCGATAGACCTCCTCGTCATTGGCCCAAAGGCCGCGCGCGCGGTCGGGCCCCGGGTGCGCCGCGGTAAACCCCTCGCCATAGGCGGCGCGGTGCGTGTCGTCGGTGGCCGCCGCGCCCGCCAAGACATGCGCGTGGCGGACCATGACGTCCATGCGCACTTCCCAGGCGCCGGTGGCGCGGCCGAGCCGCTCCCAGACGTCATCGACAAACAAATGGCACAGGCCGGGCGGGAAGATGTAGCCGACGGCGCGCACCACCGGCCCCGACATCAGCCAGCAATTGGCGATGCGCTCGGGCGCGAGCCAGCCGTCGTTGCAGCTGACGATGCCGGCGCTCGCCAGCTGGCCCACCATCAGCCGGTCCCAACCCGGCGTCTCCGGGATGCAATCGTCGCCGATCAGGCCGAGCCAGGCGCAATCGGCGATCTCGCCCCACACCTCGCGGATCTTGTCGCCTTGCGTCTCGCCGCCGGTCGGCCGGATAAACCAATTGGCCGGCATCGCGAGCGCGTCGTAGGCCTCGCGGTTGTCGGCGAAATCCGCCGCATCGATGAGAACCATGCCCGGCGTCGTCGTGCCGGTCGCCTCGCATGCCGCAAAAAAGCGCGCGAGATTCGCCGGTCGTCGCCGGCTAGGCAGCAGCCACATTGGCCCTCTATGCTCTGCGGTAGATGTCGTTGATCGCGAGCGTCGCGATCTTGCGGTAGCCGGCGGCCGCCATCAGCGCCTCGACCAAAGGCTCGCCGTAATTGTTCTCGACGTCGACGACGTCGATCGCGAAATCGGCAAAGCCGCGTGCCAGGAACGGCGCCAATACCGTAGCCTCGGCGCCCTCGACGTCGATACTGAGGTAATCGATCTCATAGAGGCCAAAGTGCTCCAGGATCGCGGCGAGCGGCGCCGTTGCGATGTGAAACTGCGCGACGGCGGCGGCGCCGATCCGCTGGCGGTGGCGGCCGTCTATCTGTCCGGTCAGCCCGCTCCAGCCGGTGACGCCCTCGACCGCGGTAAATTCGGCGATGCCGAACGCCGAACCGACGGCGCCCAATGCCTTGCGCGCGCGCCGGCCGCTGCTCAGCAGGCCGCAGAACGAGCGCGGGTTGGCCTCGACCAAGAGGCCATCCCAGCCGCGCTCGCGCTCGAAAAACAGCGTGTTGCTGCCCTCGAGCCCGTCGAGCGCGCCGAATTCGACAAAGACGCCGCCCTCTTTGCCGCGAAAGACGTTTTCCTCGAGCCAGCGATCCTGGCCGTGCTCGGAGTAGTACATCACGGCGCCAGCAAGGCGCGCACGGCGCCGCGCGCGTCGGCAAATTGCGCCAGCTTGACGACATGCGCGGCCTTGTATTGCAGGCGCGCGCGGTCGATCAGGTCGCCGCGGAACTCGCCATAGGGCTCAAGCTCGGCGTCGCCGCGCCGCGCCCAATAATTGCCGTCGATACCGTCGCAGACCGCCATTGCGCGGCAACCCCGGCACTTCTCCGGGAATACCTTGCTGCCGCCGGCCCGGGCGGCGATCAGCGGTGTGCCGCGGCGGTAAAACTCCAGCGGATAGTGGGCCTCGGCGTCGTGCAGCGGCAATGGCGCCCCCATTGCGCGCATAGTTGCCGGCGTCGCCGTCTCGGGGTCGGCGCGGTGGTCGATCGCGTTGCCCCATTCGTGCGGGTCGTGGCGGACGCCGACAATGCCGACGTGGTTCTTTTCCATGCCGCGGACCGTGCATTGCGGAGCGTAGCGGATCGTCGCGCCAATGCCGGCCGCCTCGACGATTGCGACCGCCTCGCGCAGATACGGCGCGATCGCGCTGTAGGCGACGCGGTGGTCGTCGACGTGCTCCTCGCTCGCCCATTGGTAGTAAGGCATGAAATAGAGCCAGGTCGTCTGGTAGACCTCGCCCCTGGCCGCGATCCAGCGCGCGATCGCCGGCAGCTCGGCATAGTTGGCCTCGGTGATCGTCGTATTGGTGACGCACTGAAAGCCGCGGCGCTGCAATTCGTCCATTGCCGCGACGAGCGGCGCGAGCTCGCCGCCGGTCATCGATTTGAACAGCGCCGGCTCGGTGGCGTGCAGCGAGAAGCGAAAATCAACCAGCCCGGCGTCGAGTAGGCGCGCCAAGAGGTCGCGTTTGCCGAGAAACTGGCCGAGCGTAATGATCCGGCTCGCCAGCCCCCGGCGCGTCGCGTGCGCGACGATATCGACGATCGCCGGGTGCGCCGTCGGCTCGCCGCCGGTGATATCGGCGCCGAGAAAGCCGTGCTCGGCGAGCGAGTCGACGAGCGCGAGCAAGTTCTCGGCCGAGTGCCATTTGGCGCGCCGCATGCCGGCGAACTGGTCGGCGCCGCCGTCGAGGTAGCTGTAGAAGCAGTGCCGGCAGCTATGAACGCACTTCAAGCCGACATCGACGACCCCCCAGCGCGACAGCCGGCCGGGGGGATGGTGATAGAGGCCGCTCAAGCGCGCCTGCCGCTCTTGACGATTTCGCCGCGCTCGGTTGCCTCGGCAATGTCGACGAGATCGCGCTCGGGCGGCAGCGGCGGCGGCGACCGGACGGAATCATTGTTGCCGTACGGCGCCGCCGGCAGAGGGAAGCGCCGCCACGGATGGTCGGACCCGGGCGGCCGCGGCCGCGAATTTGCCACTTAGTTCGGCGCCGGCAGGCGGTCGAACCCGGCGAGGAAGCCGACGCCGTCGTAATAGCCGGTGTCGGTGCCGGCGCGATTGAGGTCGGGGTTGAAATTGAACCGCACATAACGGCGGGCGGCGCGCAAATTGACCGCGACGTTGAACGAGCCTTTTTGCGTCGAGCCGCCGCTGGCGCCGGTCGCGACCAGCACATAGGTCGCGGTCTGGTAATCCGACCAGCCCGAATTGTCGGCGCTGTCTTGGACGGCATACCCGATCGACAGCGTTTGACCGCTGGCGAGAGTTGCCTCGTAGACGACGCCGGCGAGCATTGTCGACGGCAATGAGCCGGTCGAAAAGCCGGCGCGGTCGATCGCAATGCCGGTCGTGCTCGTCGCGTCGCCGGTGCCACCGGCCGTCGCGGTTGCGTGGTCGCTGAGGCGCACCAGGTCGCCAACGGCGCCGATATTGCGCTGCGTTACGATGTCAGCCATCGCTCTCTTTCTCCTCTTCGAATTTTGCGGGTTAGCTGATGGCCGGGGCCCAGCGGACGGCCTGGATCACCGCCACGCTTTGATCATGCCTCATTTGGAAATCGTGCTCGGCGATCGCGCGGATCAAAGTCTGGTCGTTCTGAAAGGCGCTGACCGTATTGCCCGAGCTGTCGACGTAGCTGCCCTCGCGCGAGACCGCGAGCTCGAGGCTCATCGAGTCGAGCAGCATCGCCTCGTCCATTTCGACGAGGAAAATGAACGAGAGGTCGTTGTTCACCGACGAGGCGTCGTGATAGTTGGTCCCGATCTGCGTCGTCTTGCGAAACGGGTAGGACAGCAAGGTGCCGCGCGTCAATTCCTCGCGGTAGACATAGACGCCCAGCGAGTTCTGCACGTTAAACAAGTAATTGAAGCTGCGCGGGTGCATGAACCACACGCGCTTTTCTTCCGGGACATTGGCGGTATCGAGCCGGTTGACGCAGCCGCCGAGCTCGCTGGCAGCGGTCGCCAAGGTGTAGCTGGCGTTGCTGCTGATGAAGTTGCCGCCGGTCGAGTTCGCCGGATCGGCGCCGTTGACCGCCAGGGTCGAGTTGCCGCTGGTGCTCCAGACGCCGATCGTACCGGAATTGAAGCCGACCCAGCCGTTGGCAAAGCTCAAGAAACCGCGCGGCGTGTCGGCGGTGCCGTCGTCCAAAATGAAGGCCTTGTCCTCGCGCAGCGCCATGATCTTCACGAGATCGTCGCGCACGAACGCGTCGACCGCCGGCTCGGCATAGCGCACCAAATCGTTGCTGACCGGAGTCAGCGCCGTCAGCTTCTTATACGACGCCACGATCTGGTTGAGCTTTTGCTGGCTCGACGTGATCTGCCCCACTTCCGAGCCATAGGTCGCGGTTGCCGCCGCCGCCTGGCCGGGCAAGGTCATCGTGCCGCGCGGCATCGGGATCACCCGCGGACCGGCGGCGCGCACGACCGCGCGCGGCCGCAAGAGCTCGATGATCTCGGCGACGTAGTCAGGCGGCACGATAAAGCCGCCCGATACCCCGGTGCCGGCGATCAGCGCGCGGGTAACCGGGTGCGCCTCGCCATAAATTTCGTTCGACGCCTGGCGCGCGCCCCACAAAGTGCCGCCGCCGGCGACCATCATGCGCAAGACGCCGCCGATTGAGAGCGATTTTGCCGAGCCGGCGATAAAGCCGCGCTGCGCCGCCAGGCGGGTTGCCGCCGCGTCGCTCACATAGGGGTCGGTCTCGACCGAGGCCGGCAGCGCGACGCGCTGCTGGCCCTCGACCGGCTGCGCGCCGCGCGCCGCGATCGCCTGCGCCTCGCGGGCGCGCTTGATGCGGTCGTCAAGCGTCTCGACGGCGTCGCGTTTCTGCTCGTATAGCTGCCGCTCAGCCTCGCTGAGCTCGGGTTGAGTGGCGAGGGCCTCGAATGCCTCGAAAGCCGCCGCTCTTTGGATGACGAGGTCGTGGACCCTGTCCATGCCGTTGATGCTCCACAAAGTCGGGTGGAGCGCGTCGCCGGTGGCTGCCGGCGCCCCGTTGCCAAGCGGGGAAGAGGGCTCACCGCCTACCCGGGCCAGCCACGCCCGGCGCTATTCACAGGGGGAGCGGAATGCCGCTCCGCTCGGGTAGGCGGCGATCGTTGCTAAACCGGGGGGCTGGCCAGGCGCAGGCGCTCGACCTGGCGCAGGCGAAAATCGAAATCGGCGCTGCGCGAGCCTTCGTCCTCGCCGATGCCGGCCGAGGTCTGAATGATGCGGTTTTTGTCCATATCCGCCTGCATACCGTCGCCGACCGAGCGGACGGCGCGCTGGGCGGCCCGCACGCTGCGCGCAATGCCGCGGTGTGCGTCCTCCATCTCTTCGTGCTCGTCGAGCATGCCGTCGTGGTGGTCGGCCATCTTTTCGATCGCCCGGCCGATACTGGCATGGGCGCGCGCGGCGTTTTCGAGGGCTGCCGGCATCTTGTCCGCCGGCGCCGTCCGCACCGCCTCGATGGCGTTGCCGAGCTGGGCATGCTGGTCGGCCATGCGGCCGCGCGCGGTTTCCAATTCGCGGCGGTGACCGCCCATCGCGCTGCGGCACCGCTCAGCCGCGCGGTGATAATCGAGCGCCCGATCGTGGTGGTCGGAGGCCTGGGCGAGATAACGCGCATTGGCGTTGCTGATCGCCTTGCCGCCTCGCATTTGGCCGATGCGGAATTGCCGCAACAGGGGAGTCTTGGCTGCCATAACCATCGCAACACCGTTTTCGTTCATGTCCTCAATCTCATCAGCGGGATCGGCCTCGCTGCCCTCGCACAGCTCGGCGACTTCCTCGGCGGTCATCGCGACCAGCGCCGCGCCGAGGTTCTGCAGCACGCTGGCCAGCATCGCCGGCACCTGTGATTCGTCGCCCTCGAGCGCGCTTCCCATTTCGGCCGAGCATTTCGCGCCGCACAGGCAATCCATCAGCCAGGCGAGTTGCCCGACCAGCGCCATGCCGCGTAGCATCGGCGCCGCATCCGTAGTCTCCTGCACATTGCGGCGGCGCGCGGGCTCCCCGGCCCGATCGCCGCCATCTTTGCCGCCTTTGCCGTCCTCGGCCGACGGCGGCCCGTCCTTGTCGATTTTTTCTTTCCAGGCGGCGACGATCTCGGCCTCGATGTGCTTTAGCTGCTCGGCGGTGTAGGGCTTGCGGTCGTCTTCCTGGTGGATGTAGCTCCACGCCGCCTTGATGTGCTTTTCGGTGTCGAGCGGGTAGCGCGGTTTCCCGTCGCTTTGATAGCCGGGGTCGGCATAGTGCACGTCGCCGTAATCGCCCTGTGGCTTGTCGCCGTCTTTCCGCTGCAAAACAATCGCCTCCCGGTCGGCGGGCACCGACACGAATGAAATTTCCATCAGCTCGGCGCGCAGCACGCGCTGCCCGCCGGCGCGACCCCGTTTCGGGTCGATCGGCTCGCTCTCCAGCGGGTCGAACCCGATTGAGACGGCGTTGATGACGCCCGATTTGACGAGGCCGCAGATTTCGTCGGCCTTGGCGCTGACCCCGGCCGGCGCAAACTCGACATCGGCGCAGAGGTCCTCGCCGTCCATTTGCAGGCCGGCGGCGCGCGCCACCGGCGCCGTCGGGTCGTGCTGCCACAGCATCACCGGGTTGCGCCGGTAGGGCCCGAGCTCGATCCCGGCCGGCACCACGATCATGCGGTCGCGGCCGAGCGCGTCGCCGCCGGTCGAGGCGCGCACGCGCACCTGGCGCGGGCCCAGCTCCGACATGGTCGCCGGAAGGGTGCGGCGGATCATCTTCATCGCGAATTTTTCCTTAATCGGACGGCGCGACGTCTTCTTCCGGCGCCTCGGTCAGATCGTGCGCGTTGGGCTGGTCGCCGCTGGTGCCGACCCCGGGTCGCGGCGGCTGGCCGTGCGGCGGCCGCCCGGCGCCGTCGGGCGCAACCCCGGTCATATCGCTGCCGAGCGCGGCGGTATTGGCCGGCACGAGCAACTGGTCGGCGGCGCCGCCGCGCGCGCGCAGGCCTTCGGCCAGGCGCTCCTCATCCGGCGTCGTCAGGCCCGAGAGAATGCCGAGCCGCGCCGCGTTGCGCCGGGTCATGATGTCGGCCCTGATTAAATTCCGCTCGTCGAAATTGACTTGCAGGCCCTCGGCGTCGAGGCCGAAAACCTGCTCGAATTTCTGCTCCCAGCGCTCAAGGTCGGGAGCAATGGTTTCGTTCAAATAATTCTGGTCTTGCTGCGGGATCGACAAGCTGGCGGCGCGGTCGACGACCCAGACCTTGTGCGGCGGCACGCAAAAGTGCCGGCAAATGTCGAGCACCGAGAAATTGCGTTGCGCCATGAATTGCAAATCGACGCTGCTCAGCGCGACCGGCTTCCATTGCACGCCCTCCTCGAGGACGGCGGTGCGGCCGGTATTCTCGATGCCGGCGGTCAGCTGCTCCCACTGCGACTTCAGCCGCTTCGCGGCCTGGTCGGTCAGTTTGCTCGGGCTTTCGAGTACGCCCGACGGCCGCGCCCCTTGCCCCATCCAGCGCGAGGCCTGTTGCTCGAGCCCCATCGAGAGGCCGATTGCGTCGCGCGCCAGGCCGATCGGCGAGACCGCAACCAGGCTGTTGAAGCTCAGGCCGCGCAAATGGAACACATCCTCCTCGGGGATCGCGACCGGCAAATCGGCCAGCATCGCGATCTGCCAGAGGCCGATGCGGTTGGTGTTGTAGAAAACCGAGCCGTCCGCGGCCTCGAGCACCATGACGGCGTCGGGGTTGATCGGGATCAGCTCTTCTGGCCGACCGCGGCGGTCGCGCAGGATCGCCGCGTAGGCGTTGCCGCGCAGCAGATAGCCGACCATCATCTGCTCGGCGAATTCGAACCAGGTCTGTTGCCGGTTCGGCGCTACAAACAGGCGCGAGACCGGATGGTCGTCGATCGTCTCGCGGCTGCCGTCGGCGAGCTGGCGATAGACCGACGGCGGGCAGCGCGCGACATCGACGGCGCGCCGGCGGACGCAGGCGTTGACCGTCGCGACGCCCATCGCCGTCGCCTGGCTGACCAAGAGGCCGGAGGCCGACGTTACCGAGCCCAGCGGCGGGATCATGCCGTAGGACGGCACGCCGGCCGCGGCGCGCTTTTGCATGCTGCCGAACAGGCCGCGCATTCGCTTATTCGCGCTCGCCGCGCGCCAACAGCCAGGCGCCGACGATCAGAAACGCGCCGAGCACGATCAATCCGGCCGGGCGGTAGATTTGCCACGCGCCGACCGTCGCCGCGGCGCCGCCGCCGAGCCCGGCAAGGTCGCGCACGATGACCGGCGTCGCGTCGCGCAGCGCGCCGAGTAGCTTTTTCATTCGGCGCACTCCGCTTGGGTTTAAGAAAGGTCAGCGGCGCAGCCGCACGCCCTCGCCGCCCGAGTTCACAGAAAATTCGATCCCGGCGGCTTTATAGGCCGCCGCCAGCCGCCGCAGGCTGCGCACGCTTACCGCCTGGTCGGCCTCCTCGGCGCGCCGGATCGTCCGCGCCGAGACGCCGGCGCGCTCGGCGAGCGCTTCCATCGTCCAGGTTAGCAAGGCGCGCGCCGCGCGCAGTTGTGCAGCCGTCGGCATCATGACCCCGCGGGTTGTGGCCCGCGGACCCGCCGCTAGCAAGCCCCGATCACGAGGCCGCGCGCGAGAATAATCCTCTTTGGCCGCAAAGCGGCCTAAATATGTTGACACCGGGCCACCGATGGCCGAAACTCGGCATTAACCAATCACTATGAGGCCAGACTGATGGCGCGTCCCACCGCCGATCGCGGCGAATCACTCCATTAACCAAAAGTGCGGCGCGGCTAGGCCGGCCACCGAAAGGCCGGGCTTCCCCATCCCGGCTGCCGCGCCGACCCCAAACTGGGGCCCCCGCCCGCTGGGGAGGGCAAGTTTTTCGGAGCTTTGCCCGATGACATCGCTATTGCCAGAATTGCCAGCCGCCGCGACGCGGCGCTGGACGCCAAGGCGCAAGGCCGCGGTTGCCGCGGCGATCCGCGCCGGCGTGATCACCCCCGAGGAGGCCTGCGCCCGCTGGCGCCTCTCCCCGGAGGAGCTCGCCGGCTGGCAGGACGCCCTCGCCGCCGCCGGCGTCCGCGGTCTGCGCGCCACGCGGCGCTGGCCGCCGCCCGCGCGGCGCAGCCGATACAAGTTGGCCTGCTGCGCCACCGCGCTCGTTGCGCTGCTGGTGTTCGGCGGCGGCGGCGCCGCGACCGAGCTCGGAAACCAACCCGAGCAAGGCTGTGTCGGCGACGAGAGCCAAGGGTTCGCCTGTCTGGCGACGCTGCAGCCGGGCCAGACGGTGCGCATCGATGTCGTCTATTACTCACCGCCCGACGACGACGCCGCCGAGCCCGGCGAGGCCGAGCCGCTGGTGGTGATGGCCAACGGCGCGGTGATTTGGACGGTGCAGAACTCGGGGCCGTCGGGCGTCACGCAAAGCCTGAGTTTCACCGCCAGCGCCCCGACAAACCTGTCCTGGGCGGCGCCCGGTTGGGATGGCGATGAAAGCATCGGCGTCGGTGCCGCCTATACGGCGATGACCCCGCCGCCGCCACCACCGCCGCCGCCGCGATTCACACAAGCGCAAAAAACGCGCTACCTGCGCTGGTCGATCGCGGCGGGGCAAATGGGCGTCGTGTTCGGCCTTGCCGCCGGCTACGCACCGGCGCCGGCGATCGTGCTAAAATACGGGCTGACCATCGCCGGAATCCTGTCAGGCGCCGAGGCGGTTTATCTTGGCCGGCTAGCCGCCGATCCGCTCGACCCGGATTATACCGACATCGCAATGCCAACCGCTTATCCGGTGCCGGCGGCCGGGCCGTGCCTGACCCGGGTCGCAACGGCGCTGGCAAATATCGCCGGGCTCGCGCAAGCCGCCTCAACGAGCTACAACCGCGAGCAATATGCGATCTCGATCGGCGACCAATACTGGACCGGGCAGCAGGGGCAGGCGATGCTGAGCTACGGCGGCCAGCTCGACGCCGAGCTGCACAATTTTCGGGCGACCGCGCGCTGTCTCGCGGTGCGGCTGTCGCCGAGCGGCGGCGCCGTGACCGCCGGCGATATCGCCGCGTTCCAAGCCGATATTGCGGCCAATGGTCTGCCGCCCGAGGCGATCGCCGCGACGCAGGCCGAGGGCGTCGATCCGGCGGATTTTATCGCGTCGATCACATCGGCCGACCCGGTGCTGGCGGCGGCCGCGTTCAACGCGCTGATGGGGCCGCGTCCGCGCGGCCAGTATTGGCAAGCGCTGCTTGCAGGAGCGCAATGATGAAACGAGTCGCGTGGGCACTGATCGCTATCGCAACCGCGTCATGGCTAGCCGTGTTCATAATCGCCACCGCGCGCGCGCCGGTCGATGCCGCTTACGTGGCGGTCATCGTCATCTGCGCGCTGGCCACGTCTAACGCTGTGCAGAGCATCCGCCGCGACCAGGTCCGGTTCGCGGCGTTTTCAGCTGGGGCGTCGATCGCCCTTTGCGGCTACGCGGCATTGACGCACGGCTGGCTCTAGGTCTATTTGTCCAGCTCCCCTTAACCTCGGGGCCGGGCTTTTGCCCGGCCGTTTTTTTGGCTTAGAGCACGAGCAGGCCGCGCTCCTCATAAACCGAGCCGCCGGCGCCTTGCGCCGCCTTGCCGGCGGCCATCGCCAGCGCCACCAGCGGGTCGATGCGGTTGACCGCGCGGCGCTTTGAGAACCATCGGTTATCGAAGGCGTCGCGCTCGACCGCCGCCGACATCATCGCGCTGATCAGCACCGGGCTCTTTTGCAGGCGGATCCGCTGGTCGAGGATCGCGCCCTCCAGCTCGATCACCGAGCCGGGCATCCACAGCCCCGACTCGCGGGTGCGGCGCACCCCGCCTTGCGGGTGCTCCAGCTGGGTTACGGTGACGCCGAGCGCGTCGAGCTCCAGCTCAAATTTGCCATAGGCGTAACGGTCGTAGACCAGGCATTCGATATCGAACTCGGCGGTGAGTTCGGCCACCCGCGCGGCGACAAAATCCAGCCGCACATGCCGGCCCGGGACCGCGTTGAGCCAGCCCTGCTCGACCCAGACATCATAGGGCGCCTGGTCGCGCAGCGCGCGCTCGGCGAGCGTCTCGGCCGGGGTCCAGGCCTCGACCCAGGCGGCGAAGGTCGGCAACCGCACCCATTCGACGACGCCGTCTTTTTCGCGTGGGACATCGACAAAGCCGGTGCGCACGACGACCGCAAGCGCGGTCAAATCCTGCGTTCCCGACAGATCGAGCCCGAGTACCGCGCGCTCGCCGGCCAATTCGGCCGGGTCCAAATCGCCGAGCAGCGGCTCAAGCGTCGCGCGCGCCATCCAGCTTTCCTCGGCGTCGGCCCATTGGCAGAAGTTCATCCGCAGGACGCCGTTGAGCTGGCCCGGGATCTGCTTGGCCCGGTTGACGCGCGTCGCCAAGTAATCGCGCTGGATGGTGACATCCAACAAGGGGTTTGCCTTGCCCCAGCAGCGCGGGTCTTCTAGCGGGTCATCGCCTTTGTCGAGCCCGCAAACATAGGAAAAGGTCTCGTCGTCGATCACTTCGCCGACGAAAGTAAACTCGTCATCCGGCGTCATTGTGCCGGCGGCGCAGCGCACCGCGTGCTGGTGTTCCTCCCAGCAGACCGATTGCCGATCCGAGCCGCTGTTCGTAATCATGATCAGGAGCGGCTGGCGGCGCCATTTGAACCCGTCCTCGAGGGTCTTGATAATCAGCCGGTCGGGGTGCTCGTGCACCTCGTCGCAGAGCGCGCAATGCGGCCGCGGCCCCGAACCGGTTTTGCGCTTTTCCTTCGACAGCGGCCGGAAGAACGAGCCGCTTTCGAGGTCGGCCAAGTTCCACACGATCGCACCGCCCGACGGTGTCAGCCGCCGCGCCAGCGCCGGGCTCTGGTCCCGCATCGCGACCGCATCGCGGAACAAAACTTGCGCCTGGTCCTTATCGGCGGCCGCGGCGTAGACCTCGGCGCGCATCTCGCCGTCGGCGACCAGGCAATAATGCCCGATGCCGGCGGCCAGCGGCGATTTGCCGTTGCCCTTGGCGATCTCGCAATAGGCGCGCCGGTAGCGGCGCGTCCCGTCGCGCCGGCGCCAGCCAAACAGCGAGCCGACGATGAATTGCTGGCTCGCGTGCAGCGTGAACGCCAGGCCTTCGAATTGCCCGCCGTTTAGACGCAAAACGTCTGCGAAGAAGCCGATCGCCCGTGTCGCCGCCGCGAGGTCCCAGGCGAGCCCCCGCGCGGCGCCGTGCTCGAGGTCCGCCAGGTGCCGCCGGGCGGCGTTCCTGACATGCGGCCCGGCGACGGTCTCGCCGGCGAGCACCGCCCGCGCATAGGCGAGAACCGGGTCAGAAGTATTTGGCGGCCGGGTCGGCGGTGTCTTGCGCCGGCTCGCCGCGGATCCTGCTGCGCGCAGAGGGCGTCATCCCAAATTCGCCGGCATAGCGCACCATGTCGGCCATTGCCTTGTTGGCGACGCCGACCAGCGGGTTTTGGATCGCGTTGCCGTCTTTCGTCTTGATCATCAGCGCGCCGGTCACCGGGTCATGCCGCGCCATTTCGGCGAGCGCGCGCTCGGCCTGGCGCCAGCGGCCCCACGCCTGGCAATAGGCCGCCAGCGCGGCGCGATCGACGCCGGTTAGGAGGCC